TTGGAATAGTCGTTGGCGCGTAAGCAGAGTTAACCGGAATCTTAGGCGCTTCGACAAGCGTCTGACTATTACCGACATCAGAAACTGATCCGCCAGCGCTTTGATTGTTATTTGTCGAACTCTGACTTTGATCTTGTTTCTGCTTCTGACCTTGATTCTGGTTAGAAGATGAAGTAGATGATGAATTAGAATTCGCGTTAGCGCTTGAATTAGAACTTGAATTCGACGTTGACGAAGAAGTAACCGGAGACTTAGGATCAGCAGTCGGCAACGTCATACATTCAAACGTCAATCCGTTATCGACTACGACCTGTCCGGGGCCATCTCCAACACCATTGCCGACCGTACCTGTAGGAACTTGTACACGAACTTGTCCGCTTTGAGAACAATTCCAAGCAAAAGCAGGAATACAGAACAGCATAAAAATTACTGCAATAACAATTTTCACTTACCCTCCTAAAATTTGCCCCGATTCTGTTTCGAGGTTCGGGGCCAACCCAAGCTACTTTGGTTTAGGCCGCAGCAGCAGCAAATGCGCGTGGCTTTTCAGTCATGGCATTTTTGATTATGTGTCAGATTAACGAGAGCCACATCGACTCGAAACGTCCACTGCCTCTTTAATGCCCCTGTCGAATCTACGCATCCCCGCTCAAGGCTCTTAACCTTCAGCGAGGATGGTGGAGATGTCCGGGGGTCGCACCCGGAGTCCAGAAACAAAAGAAACAGCTTCATACGTTTATAACTTGGGCGACTTTCGCCGCCTCCACCAGTAAACTTAAAAAGCTTACTTTTTAATATTACCATTCAACATATTCATTGTCAAGCTTTATTTCTTCTTTTTCTAAAAATAAATGATAAAAAGTTGCGTTAAGGTGCCAACCAACAACACAACCTGTTAATATCTTTCTCGTCTTTGATCGGCAATCAAAGGCTTCAATTAGTCCGACTAGCGCCAAAGCACCGTGAATCAAAGCCTTAAGATTCTTTTCCTTCATCATGCCTTCTTGTACCTTTGACCTGCGTAACCTTCCACAGCCAACGGAATATCCAACCCCCACTTTGGTCGATTTGTCATACATTCTTCAAATTGCTTATACGTCAAATTCGATAGAAGTTTTACAAGAGCTACAAGCTCATCATGGACGTGTAGCACAATTTCAAACCCCGCTTCAGTCACGTTCATCATCCCGTTAACAAGAATATCTCTAGCAATCGCCTGAACTACATTTTCTACAATTGCCGAACCTCGGGCTTCAATTACCCCCCAACCGCCGCCTTTCCCGCCCGGACCATTATAATTTAACACTTTATTGTTATATAAGTCAAGTCCTATTGTTGGATTGTCGTAATGAAGCGCCCGACCCGAAGGAAGAATAATATGCAACATTTTCGGGTCCCGGCCATCAATCCGAAGCGGGCCAAGTTGAAACTGTTCTTTTAACATGACCGCCCGAACGACTGTTAACCCCATTGATTTCCAATAAGATACGACTTCAGGGTAAGCCTCTCGCCATGCCCAAACTAACTCTTGAGCTTCTTCTAGGGTGATCTTCTGTCCCATCTGGAGCGCGTAGGCGACTAGCCGAGCAGCGCCCATCCCAAAGCCACAACCTAGGACCGGAGACTTACAAAAGTTTCGTTGTTCTTTAGTGATTAAGTCGTAAGCAATTTTAAACTTTAGAACAGCAAAGGACTTGTATGGATCAAGACCATTCTTGAAGACTTCAAGCATTCCGGGACATTGGGCAAGCCAAGCAAGAACCCGATTCTCGATAGATGAATAATCAGCGACGAATAATTGACTTCCTTCTGGAGCGCAAACACTTCCTCGGAGAGTTCCCCCCACAGCTTCAACTGGATGAATATTCTCTGGAAAATCCAACCCTTCTAAAATCGCCTTTATAATCGCGTCATTATTTTCAGCTACTCGTTTAGTTGGTTTTAACAGATTATGAAATTGAACTCCTCGGCTTGCCCATCTTCCGGTATGGGCAGAGTGGTAGGTGAAAGCTTCGCAAAGCCGATTCTCTCGGGTTCTTTGCTGGATGACAGGTAACTTCTTAAACGCAATCCCGCCTAAAAGTTGTTTTAGTTCAAGAACATCTCGAACTTTGAACGAATCAAGAGACGTTAATTTATTGTTTTCCAAAGCCGCAGAAATGTGACTTTTATCCAGAGATTCTAATGCATAACCTTGTTCGGCAAGCCAATTGCCTAACTGTTGAACTGAATTTGGATTCTTAACTCCGGTCAATTTCTTCATCTCATCTAAAATTATTGCCCGACTTTCTTCTACTCGGGCCAAAGCTTTGCCGACGAAGTTCAAGTCAATAGGAACTCCGCGCTGATTAATCTTCTGATCCAGAATCCACGTCTTTCTTTCGATTTCAGGGAAGGGGTGTTTCTTTTCGAGTTCGTGTAAATTTGCCCGTTCTGCTATGACATCCTGTTTACAATAATCCATGAACTTAGCCCATTCTTCAGGATTAGTTTCAGCATTCTTGAAATGGCTAGGAACTTTCTTTGTTCCCTTGGCCGGGGTGCAAAACGTCTTAATCAATTTCTTGCCTTCGGGATTTTTAAGATAGGCGACATCTAATCCTAGCGCTTCGCCTGCGTCGTCCAACTTGCCCGGATATCCGAGATATCGGGCGTAGGCCATAGGGTCAAACCATTCTTCGATCTTAAGCATTATACCAAGTACAAAGGAAATAATTGCAAACTCGAAAGAAGCGTTCCAAGCGATCTTAGTAACGCTCGGGTCTGTCAAGGCCGATTTTACCTTAGCGGGCATTTCTTCCGAACCGGGCAAATACATTGAAACCGGGTCATCATTGAAGGCATAAGCGAGCATAAGTACTTTAGTATCAGGATGATGGGCATAGACATCCGTACCTACTTTCTTCAAGTTCGCAATTGCCGAAGTTTCTAGGTCTAGGTGCAATCTCATAACTTCTTTGTTTTCAGTATTAGTCGCACACTGCGTATCAGTATTAAGTATATATATAGTTATTATAGTTATTATAGTTATTATAGTTATTATAGTTATTATAGTTATTATAGTTATTAACGGAGATCATTTTGTCTCATTTTGAGACACATTCGACATCGACTGAATAAATTTGAAACTATCTATTCTTCGTTTAGCCCGGAATACGGTTGATCGTGAAATTCCTAGTTCTGCCGCTCGGTTGACTAAATTGTCAGAACTTTCGCGTAGCATTTGTGCTATTTTCTCGGTGTTTGACTTATTCGCATTTTCAATCACGATTGATTGCTTCGGAGGTTTAGGTCCACATAAATATTTTCCATTTAGGGTTATAGTTATTGTTTCCCAAATGAAAGGCTCTTTCCCAGATTGAGATTCTATGAACTTTTTAAATCCTTTCCAATTCTTAAGTTGTTGACAATGAGCATGATGGCAGAAGAATCCATATTGTCCAGATAGGCGCACTGATGCGATAGCCTCAAATTCACCGCCATTCATTGTATGCTCTGAGGCATTCGGACATGTACATGGTATAGTTATATATTCTTCTGATTGTCGAACCGAACCATAATCTACTTCGTAATAGTCTAAATATGCCTTTAATCGTTCAACCTTATGTCTAAGTTCTTTATCATCAACAACTTCATCGTTAGGATTGAAATGCGTGAATTCGTCTTCTGCTGGTTTATATTCGTTAGCCACTGATTCTAATAGACTTAGCGTAGCGATTTCTTTGCTGGCGAAATGAAGAACCTTACTTTGTCTATTAGGTCGATCAGGAGAGGGCGGGCCTTTGTAAACTATTGTACCTGCCGCCTTTGTAATCCGAGCGGCATTAAACATTCCTTCGTCAACCATCGCAGTTCCGAATTTTCTGGCGAACTTTGCGCTTATTGATTTTAGGAATTTCTTTACTAAGATCAATGATTCTAACGAGTTAGGAATGCCTACACGGAGATAAACATGATGGCCATTTCCTGAATTAGTTAGTCCAGTCTTAGGAAAGCCTTTCTTAGTTAGCCATTCTCGGATTGTCATAGCCATGTCAAGTGTATCGGCATGTTCTTGTTCAGAGCTATTCGTTCCGGCAGGCTGGCCCGCGTCTATGTCGATTAGTACCCAATGTCGAGCTAAAATATCTTGATCTTCGGACATTCGCATGGAATAATGCGTTTTACCCGACTCCCAACTTACACTTTTCTTCATTCTTGGTTCTAGTGGAAGTCCTTTGTTTTGAAGCTCTTGGCGTAGAGTTGAACTGCCGACATAAGCTTGATTATTGACTTCCTGCCAAGACTGTTTGAGTGGATTGAGAGTTACATAAACCGTTTGCTGCTTCTGTGTATTTATATACTCAATAGCTTCAGCAAGTCGGTCAAGATCGTCAAAGAAGCCCGAAGTAGTAGAAGAAAATTCTACTTCATGCTTTCTAGGGACGCGCATCTCAACGACATCTCCTTGATTATAAAGGAGATCGAGGCCCTTACGAATTTCGAGTAATTTAGACATAAAATGAATTGCGCGGTAACGATTCAGATGTTTCCGAATTTCACGGAGTCAAATCACAGGCTACCGCGCAAACTTGTTAGATTTCCTCTGCTAGTTGACGTTGACGACGCGGACGTGCAACCGAGTCGAGGTTAGCGTACTTGCGACCATTCTTGCTATCAGTGTGAATGATATTGACTGTTACCTCCATATTGACAAGATCGGCTAATTCAACTGGACGATCAGTAGCGATGCCAAGCCCGCGTAGACGTTTGCCTAGACGAGCCTTTTCACCCATAGATTGAGACATGCTTTCAAACACTTTCATGGGTTGTCCGGTTTTATCATTTTCGTCTGTAATAGTGTAAGTTAGACGAACTCGACGTTCTTCTTTTTGATAAACTTCGTTTTTGACCATACCTAGGTCGGTCACTTCTGAAATAACAGCAGTATGTAATCCCGGTTCTGGAAGTTCGTAAACGGTAGGTTCTACGATTACCGATCCTTGGACCTTCGTAGCAGTTTGTGTCATTGGTTTTCCTTTAGGTGTTACAAAGCGGGCGAATCCCGCGCCTTACTTAACTACTATAAGGGACTTTTGGCTATTTGTCAAGAAGAAAATAACACTTGACAAAGAATTTTTATTAGGGTATCATTAAGAAATAGTATAGTAGTTTTTCTAAATAGAAAGAGAGGTTAAGTGCCGCGTAAGTTTAAGAAAGTAAAGGATTTGAGAGGAGAAGACCCAGAATCACAAAGTTATTGGGATGAGATATTGAGGCGAAAGGGATTATCTATGTCAGCGGGGCGAAATGAAAAACTATCTTACGTAGGCGATTCGTCTCATCTTGAGACAGTAAATGACATGCACACAACTGATACAGGACGAGTTGTACCTAAAGATGGCGCAGAATAAATTTTATTTTCATTGATTCTAAAGGACTTAGCATAAGAAACACCCCATAAAACCCTAAGTCAGCATGTATGTGTGAAGGGGAGGAGAACCACCTTTGGCCCGACGAGTGCCTTCCTATGAGGTATATCACGGAAGTGGACTCAACTTAGTAAAACTCGTCAAATTTTATACTGTACAATCTACACAGAAACGGCGGGACCTACCTCCTCCTAGATGGCAATCCCATCTATGGTTCCGCCGATATCGGGCTAGCGTAGAATCTGCCAAGGTTCCGCTAGCCCATTTCACAGGAGGAACATGTCAAATTTATATCAAAGTACTGACGGAACGCTTGAACAGATTGCCGAAGTAATTCATGTTCGGCCCGATATTCATGTCAATCAAAGGGCTAAACTCGCCCGAGAAGAACAAGACAAACGGCAAGCTGAAGAGACTAAAGCGAAGATTGAACAGCGAGAGGCGCAGACGCGGTTTGAGACGATTCGTAATTTATTGACGGTTGTAAATAATCCAACTTCCGACGAGGCAATTGTCATTCGGGCAAATCGAGAACTTGAAAAATTTCGCGGAGATAAAAACGTAGACGAGCATTTTCAGTTTCTTGAGGACGAGAAGAAACGGGCTGCTTATAAAGCACAACGCGACGCATGGCATAAACGCGCACAAGCACTGAAAGAAAAGGCAATTAAATAGGGGGAGAAATGCTAAGAGAGTATAAACCAACAAAGTTTGACGCAAATTATTATGGCGAACAAGTTCAGGGTAATCCAGCGGTTTTAGCGCAACCGAGCAAATCTTATAATCCACCAGAGCAGTTGCCGCCATTCGCTTCAGCGTCGTCAAAGCCACTAGAAAATATTGCTAAACTGAACTTTGTTACTCAAGATGAATTAGAAGAACTGAAGACTTCGATAAACGACTCGTTTTCCGAGGTTGTAAATCTTCATCTTGAGTTACGGCGCGATCTTGATTTAATCCTTGAACGGCTTGATAAACATAATGCGAGAAGCGGGCATAAAATCTAGAGGAGATTTATGACTGTCGGCCTTTCTGTATATAATCCTAAATTGTTAATTGGCGTTATTGCATGTCACCATAGAGCGCCCCATCTTAACGCAATTAGAAATACTTGGCTTCCTGATACAAAGAATCGTTGTGACTATAGATTTTTCTTTGGACGTGGGCAACACGCGAACACACAACCTGATGAAGTAATTATGGATTGTGATGATGCCTATCGTGGGCTTGCTTGCAAGGTCAAGGCAGCTTGTGAATGGGCACTTGAACATGGATATGAAGAATTTTATAAGGTAGACGACGATACATATGTACGACCTGAACGAGTTGTTCGGGCTGGATTTGAGAAATATGATTACGTAGGAATGAAAAATGGCCCTACGGACAAATACCACGAATGTATTTATGCTCGCGGAGGAGCGGGATATTATCTTAGCAAACGAGCATTAGAAGCGCTTGCTGCCGCGCCAATTCCTAATCCTGATATTCCGAAAGATTACGCTGAAGATTCTTGGGTCGGTCGGATAACAGCCGAAGCAGGAATTGAATGTACGAATGACGACCGAGTTCGTTGCGCTGATTTCAGTGGGCCGAATCGTAGTCCTCGGCCAACGGGAAGTACAACTTGGAAACGAGATGTTCCAACACTTCATAATAAAATAATTTCAACATGCGAATTTCTCGGTTCTGAAATGTTGCAAGTTCATGATGAGTGGATAAAGTCTCAAGAACGGCATACGGCGTTAATGAGTAAGATTAAAATTTAAGTTTTAGATCGTTTCGATTCGCTATCGGAGCGCGGGGGAGGTGCCTCAAACGCCTTCCCATCTTTTTTGAGGAAAGAATGATTAATTTTTATTGCTATATTTGGTTGCGCTACAGTTAGGTAAAAAACATTCTGAAGAAACGAAACAAAAGATGAGAGAAGCACACGATAAACGTCGGAGGAAAAAATGCTTAGAAACCCAAATGATGTGATTTTGTCAGATGTACATCACGACGTTGATATGCACGCCGATTGGCTTTCATCCGTAGCAAAAGGAATTATTTTTGAGATAGGTGTACGAACAGGAATATCTACTGCATCTTTTCTTCGAGGGCTAGAAAAGAACGGCGGGCATCTTTATAGTTGCGAAATTAACCCTACATGTTCTGATATTTTTGCTGGACACCCACAATGGACTTTTATTCTTGGTGATAGTAGAAAGCCAGAAACGATTGTTACTAAGATTCCGAATAAGTTAGACATTTTGATGATTGATGGCGATCATACTTATGAAGGCGTGAAAGATGATCTTAACAATTACACCCCATTAGTTAAATCTGGTGGTCGGATTATTCTTCATGACGTTTGTTCTGGGTACGATCCGGGAGTTCGACAAGCATTCGATGAATTCATTGAACAGACAGAATGGGACGCAAATATTTATGAATCATGGGTGGGGCTTGGGGAGCTTTTAGTTCCATGATTATCGACTGTTGTATGTTCTATAATGAAGTGTCTATGCTCGATTTGAGACTTCATGAATTAAATTCTGTAGTAGATAAATTTGTCATTGTTGAAGCAGAAGAAACAATTGGTTCTGGTCAGAAGCGTAAAGCAGTTCTTCCCGATAATTGGGAAATCATTAAACCATTTGAAAATAAAGTTCATTATAAATTACTTCCGAAACTTGAACCGCCATTTACGGGATTACCGGGCGATCCTTGGGGCAGGGAACGATTTCAACGTAATCAACTTCTGACAGCGGCTTTAGAACTGAATCCGCAACAAGATGACACATTAATTATTTCTGACGTAGATGAAATCCCCGATCCAAAAGTAATCATTGATAATATTTATCGGCTAGATAAAGGTATTTGTCGATTAGCGATGAAATTCTTTTACTATAACGTCAACAATTTTTTAGGCACTTGGACACGCGGTTCAACGATGGGACAACTTTCACATTACGTGCAAGTTAGTCCTGAAGATTCACGATATAAAAATCAAGATAACGAACACATTATTGAAAACGCCGGATGGCATTTTAGTTTCTTCGGCGGCGTAGACAATATCAAAGATAAAGTAACTCACTATTCTCATGCCTTAGATGGTATTTGTACAGATTTACGGGCAAGAGATGATAAAGAATTGATTAAAGATGTTCTTGCAGGTCAAGACTTATTTCGTAGAGAAGGCATGAATAAGTTTATCAAGACTTCGACTTTTGATCCGACTTTACCTAAATTTTACTTAAATAACCTTGGTCGTTATAAACAGTTTACAGAAGAATATTTTGTAGAGAAACATAGACATTGCTAAATAGGAGGAGCGATGGCCGTTTGCGCTGATTGTAAAGAAGAGACGAGATTAAGAAAAACAAAAGGCGTGGAATGGCATAAATGTTGTGGCTGCGGATACTTCGGAGATTTTGAACCGACAGAACGCGCAACAATTGTAATTCCGAGTCGCTATCCTGATATTTTCGGGCCTTGTAAAGACTCGTTAGATAAATTCGCGCCTCTTGAAAAGAAAATTCTTGTTAGAGATGGACATGATATTCCAGACGCAGCAGGAAATAATTGGGTAACAATTCAAGCGCCAGAAGGTTTTGTATATTCACGAAATATTAATCTTGGAATCGCACAAGCGAAAGGCGATGTTCTTCTTTGTAATGATGATGTAGTGTTTAAGCATAAACATACACTTGAGATTCTTCAGAATATTGCGAGCAAACACCCTGAAGTCGGTATTCTTAGTCCATTGATTGAAGGTAAAGTAGGCGAGTACGTTCAAGGGCATTGCCAGAATAATCTCGAATATACAACTTGTCGTCTTTGTTTTGTTTGCGTTTTTATTCCTAAGCATATTATAGATGAACTCGGAGTACTTGAAGAGAGTATTGGAGCAGATGGTTCATACGGATGGGACGACGTAGATTTTTCCCGCCGTGTAACAGACGCGGGGTATAAGTTAGGTGTGACGGCTCGCGCAACTGTGCGTCATGGGCACATAGACGGTGATTGGAGTACGAGTTTCCGTCGAACTGGAAAAAGCATGGAAGCAATGGATAAGATTGCAGCCGCGCAATTTCGAGCAAAGCATGGACATAATGATTTAGGTTGTTATGGACCAAAATAAGTTACTGTTCGCAGTAATGACTTGTTGGCCAAAACCTTTAAGTCCAATTCAGATGCCAGAACGAGTTTGTGTAGATCATACAAAGAGACTTCCTTTTATTCGTGAAACATGGGCAAAAGGACTGACTGACTATAAATTCTTTTTTGGTAAAAGTCCGTGTCAAGTAGAAAGCGATGAAATTGTTCTCAATTGCGGCGATTCTTATTATGAAACCGCATTTAAAGTTCAAGCAATGTGTAAGTGGGCATTAGACAACAATTATAAGTCATTGTTTAAATGCGACGACGACACTTATTGCCGCCCAGAACGAGTATTTAATGCGGGTTTCTCCGATTATGACTTTGTAGGACGATTACTTCCACCAGAACCGAACCATCCTGTTCCTTACCCAATGGGCGGGTGTGGATATTATCTTTCTGAACGAATGTTGACGTTGGCGGCCAATGATAAATTTCCAGTCAATAACCCTGAAGGCGACCCACTTAATACTTACGAAGATGGTTGGATTGGTCGAGTAGCACTTGATGCAGGAATAGAATTGAAAGATGACTTTCGACTTCGTTGTCATCGTTGTTCGTGGAATTTTACAAATGAATGGATTTTGAATTCGCCAAGACAAGATAATGACATAATTACTTGTTGTGAGTTTGCAGGCGAAGATATGTATCTTGCGGAACAGAATTTTAGGAACTCGTAATGGCGCTCATAGCAAATGGCGGAACTATAGAAGAGTTTACGATTCATCCTGACGATGTTCCGGTTTACATTTGTACATATAATAGATTTTCTTGCACAAAGAAGCTAATCGATTGGCTTTTAGACGCAGGAACAAAGCGAATAGTCATCGTTGATAATCAATCGACATATCAGCCACTTCTTGAATATTTCAAAGTGCTTCCGACGAGCGTTGAATTACATTCTATGGAAATGAATGTAGGCCCTTGGAATAGTTGGGAATGGGCAAATAAAGATTCAAAAACGCCGTTTATATTTACTGATTCAGACGTTGTTCCGGCAGATTGTTGTCCTAAAGATTTAATTGCTAAATGCTTAAAGACATTTAACGAAAATCCAAGTGGCGGAATTCCGCATTGTGGAAAAGTTGGTCCCGGACTTAGATTAGATAACGTACCCGAAGAAAATCTTTTAAAGCCAAATTATCATGGTGGAAATAACCTTAAAGATCATGAAGCGGGCTTTTGGCTATATCGGTTAAACGAATATTGTTTTAGTTCAATGATAGATACAACTTTTGCGCTATATGCCCCTAACTACGTATTTACACTTCATTGGGCGAATATTCGTTTAGATAAACCATATGTTGTAGAGCATAAGCCTTGGTATTCAAGATCGCCCTATTCCGAAGAAGAACTATATTATCGAAATCAAAAGCATTGTGCAGGTACGGCCCATTTTGAAAAATTATAGGAAGGTCATTAAGAACGATCAAGAGATACTCGTTAAAGATCAACCATTTTGGAATTTATTTGACTCGGGTTGGGAAGCTGATTCATTTGATGTTCTAGATCACTTTCTTACGAAAGATGTTATCTACATAGATGTAGGAGCGTGGATTGGTCCGCTTGTGTTATACGCTTCTCGAAAGTGTAAACAGGCTTATGCAATTGAAGCTGATTCGGTTGCCTATGAAGAACTTTGCAAGAATATTGAAGCAAATATTTTTCAAATTTTAACTTTTAAGCAAGCGATTTACAACTATGACGGCGAAATACAATTGAGCGGCAATGCGGGCGACAGCATGACTCGCGTAGGTGCGTATAAGACTGATTTTCACGTTCCTTGTCAGACGCTTAATACTTTTGTCATTCAGAATGACATTCAAAATCCTATGTTTATAAAAATGGATATTGAGAATGCCGAAGAGTTTGTACTTGAGCAAATAGACTTCTTTGAAAAGTATAAACCAATTCTTTTTATAAGTCTTCATCCACAATGGTTTAAAGATCAGGTTAAAGGAATGGAGACAATTAGAAAAGTTGGCCGACTTTATAGGCATCGTTGGAATACAAGCTTGGCTGAAACGAATATTGAAGAAGGTGCAGGTCCTTGGATATTTTTTGATTAGGAGGAGTTGTGAGAATCTTAGTGACGGGAGGCGCTGGATTCATCGGCAGTCATTTAGTCGAACGACTTTTATCTCAAAAGCACGAACCTGTCGTCGTTGATAATTTGAGTACTGGAAGTAAAGCAAATGTTCCTAAAGATGTAGAATTTCATCAAATAGATTGTAGAAATACAAAAGACCTAAGAAACGCAGCGTATGCTTGCGAATATGTTTATCATCTTGCTTCAACAGTCGGCGTAAAAAAAGTTCTTAGTAATCCTAAAGAATGTATTGAGAATATTATTAAGTCAACTCAGTCTGTTCTGAGTCTCGGCATCCCCGGTATGGATTTTTCGACTTCTGAAGTTTATGGCAAGAACACTAATATACTCTCTGAGAATTCTGATCTTATATACTCAAGCAAATCACGATGGTCTTATGCGACTGCAAAGTTAGTTGGCGAATGGTTAGTCGCTTCAGCAGGATGGAAAACGGTTCGGCTTTTTAATATTGTTGGCCCTCGGCAAATTCCCGGATATGTTTTCTCTAATTTTATAGATCAAGCAAAAACGGGCCGACATATTACAGTCTACGGAACTGGCGAACAGGTTAGAACGTTTATAGACGTTCGTGATACGGTTGAAATTCTTGATATTCTTCGAGACAAGAAATTTGATTTTGTTAATGTGGGTGCAGCGCACACTCTTTCGATGAAAGAATTGGCCAAGACAGTAAAACGAACGTTGAACTCTACATCTGAAATTGTTACGATTCCGTATGAGAATGTTTATCAAGACGGCTTTGAGGACTGTTTAAGTCGAATACCAGATTTGACTAAACTACATTCGATTATCGGAGAGTTTGATTATAGACCAATAACGAAGACGATTGTGGATACGGCCAATGCGCTATAGTATATTGACGCCAACTCTTTGCCGACCGTCTTTATTGAAGACAGCAGAATCGATTCTTAATCAAACGAATGGTGATTTTGAATGGTGGATTGCTGTTGATGTTCCGTTGATTATTCATCCTGAGAAACGGAAGATAATCGATAGTCTCCCGAAAGACCCACGGATAAAGATTCATCGCTGTAATAAAAATCATCATGACTATGGCAATTCTTGTCGATATGCTTTACATGACAAAGCTGTTGGCGATTATATTTGCTACGTTGATGATGATGATATTTATGCCGATAATCAAGTATTAGAAACGTTGAATCAGGTTACTATGCCTTGGGCGACGTTTCCGACGATGAGATGGGGAAGTTTTTATTCTGTAGACCCTCCGGGGTTTAATAGAAGTGGTTCAGGGATGTTTATACATCGTAGAGAAATCGGGCGATATCCTTGTAAAGACCATTGTGAAGCTCACCAAGAGTTTATGAAGAAGGTTAAGAAAGAGTTTCCGCATCATGATTTACTTTATGCGGCTGACGGATTGCTTGCTCAATATTTATATGAGAATTATCCGTATCAACGGTTAGATTGTAGACCATTGACGATATATCAAGTTTCAAATAAGGGAAAATAATTATGGCTTCTGTACTTAAAGCAAATACTAATACAGCGGGTAGCGGCCTTACTAAAGGAGTTTCCGCAGATTCAGGTAATATTTCTGCTAATGCTAAGGCAGGCGTTGGCCCGCGCAGGCTGACTTATGGTGGGCAAAGTCAAGCTACGAATCCGTGTAACACACCTACAGGAACAGTAGGCGGAGTGTTCTGTGATTCAACAGCGGGCGTTACTGGTAATTACATTTATGGGTCGCAGCCAGTACAGCAAGTAATTACTGCTACTTTGACCAATAGCTCTGTTGCTACGAGCGGCAGTGTCAGTACAGGAACTTTTATTGCCACAAATACTTTTGTAGCGGGACAAACTGTTCTATTCAGGGGGCTAACCAATGCTACAGCACTTAATAATCTTTGCGGCGTTGTAACTTCGACCGGACTTTCTAGTTCAGGTTTTCAGGCTACTTTGACAGGTTTTACAGCAGGCACTGTAGGCTCTGCAACTGAAACGGGAACAGCAGCCGTTATTTATCAGGCACGTGGGGCACTTTTGAGTCAGAGCGCCAACGAATAGTCTTGGGGGTTCGTAATTGCGCCTTTGGCCACATGCACGGACCCTACGAGTTTGGAGGAACGTATGAAATCAGACGCTTCTCTGAAGAGATGGTATAGATTAATTAATAAACGTTTCTTTCATAACGAACTTCCAAATAATGTTTGTGTCAGATATGTTACGGATGAAGACGAAGACGAAGATGAAGGTTGCGAAGAACGCTATTATGGTTGGACGACTGATACATCGCCATTACATAAATACGTAATTATAATTAGTCGAATTAAGAATCCCGGTCCCGTTGCAAAACTGGCCACTCTCGCACATGAAATGATACATGTAAAAACAGGTTTACGAGACGATCACGGTAAAATATTTTCTGATTGTCATGAGATGTTGACCGAACGTGGGCTATTTCGTAAAGGCGCGATATTGAAAGGATTGACTTTGTTCTGAGGAGGACATATGGCGAAAGAACGAAGACCAGTAAATCAATTAAAAAAGATTTATAGAAAGTTGGCTCATGATCCGAAGATTCCGGCCCATCTTAGAGTTATTTGTGCTCACTGTTTAGCTCGGTTAGATAATCTGATCGAAATAGAATTTTTTCAAGCAGTATTGACTAAGAAAGCGGGTAACTCAGCGGGACAATCGAAGAAACAAGAAGACGAGCCGGAAGAAATTGAAGCTCCGGTTGATATGGATGCTATTCTTAGCAATATGAGGGAGAAATAATGCCGCCAGTCAATATTGCTAAATTAGAAATGGCTAAAGGTTTTGCTAAAGTTTGGACCTATAAAGGATTGGCTGTTCCTTTAGATGACGCACAACTTCAATTTGCTTGTGATTTTACAAATATGATCTTTACCAGTTTCTTTGAACAACAAGCGAAAGCAATGGTCGCGGCAAAACAAGCAGCCGAGCAAAAAGCAAAATCTGTTTTAGTCGTGGCATAATGGACACGAAAAAAGAAGAATTGGAAGAACAGATTGAACGTTTCCGAAGGATGAGAATTCATCTTGTTAAGAAGGCTGAAACTCCACTATTGAAGAAATTAGACGAAGAAATTTATTTTGGGAGGACAAAATGAACGGTACTCAATATCATCAGAAGACATTTACATTGCCTGCCAGCGAGAAAACTTCTCAAGTAAAGTGGGATATGTGCTTCCTTTCATTGAAAGATTTTTTAGCCAAGTACGGCTATGAGAAGCCTGATGCAAGAAATAATTAATGGAATTTGGGTTGGTTCTGACAAAGATGTTTCCGAAGCTAAGCGTAGGGGGTATAGCAGACTTACGTGCGCTAAAGACGGACCTGACGGCCACAGAGAAATGCTCAGGTATACATCGCTCGGAGCACCTAAAGATGCAAACTATCTCTTTGTTCAAAAAGGTGAGCACGCAGCCCTGAATTGCATCGATGTTGACGACCCTAACATGATTCCAGTCAAGATGTTGGATCAAGGGTTGAAATTCATTCACGAACAAAGATTAGCAGGACATAAGATATTAATACATTGTAATGCAGGGCGTAGTCGCGGGCCTAGCACAGCCCTTGCTTATTTGCGTACAATCGGTGAAATGCCGCATAGTTTGAAACACAGTGTACATATATACAAAACGCTTTATCCTCCCTTTGATCCGGGGAAGGGAATGAAAGCAAAGTTAGTAGAGAATTGGGATCGCTGGAAGGATATCTATGCCGGGAGTTCTTGATAAAGTTATGGGCGCGTGGGGTTCGGTCGGTAGTAAGATCGCAACCGCGCCAAATAGTGAAGCTGAAGGAATTAAAGCGAGGCAGGAACAGGTTAAATCTTGGAATGATCTTCAAGGTGGAAAGCCAGAGCCGCCCAAGGCTGAAGCGCCAATGAATAACGCTGACAAGATTCATCCTAATTCTAAATATGGTGACCGACCCGGCGAGAAGCGGATTGATGTTTCTTCATACGCCAAAGGTACGACTAAAGTTCCCAAAACGGGGCTAGCAGTAGTTCACAAAGGCGAGGCTATAATCCCCGCAAAGGAAAATCCAATGAATAAAGGCGGTATGGACGCAGTAATGGGGCTGGCAAAAGATAAAGCTCCGAAAAAAGAAATTAAGGAAATGGTGCATAGTAAGTCTCATAATGGAAAACATATTGTAGTTCATCGGCACCATTCGCCAGCGCATCATCCTGACGAAACCCATGTTATGAATAGCATGGATGAGTTACACTCTCACCTTGAAGACCATGCTGGAACTCCAAATGAAGGCGAAGCCGCACCAGCCGCAGGAGCGGAACAACCCGCCCCACTGACAGCCGCGCCATCTCCCGCGCCAGCGCCCGCAGGTATGTAATGCTGATAAATATTTCAGCGATTAAGGGCGAAGCCGGAACAGGCTATGAGGCTGAAAATGGCAAAGGTGAATTTGAATGTAAGAATTGCCATTTTTATAGACCCGAAAATAGTTCTTGTGGCCAAAAAGAAATGGTTGAGAAATCTAAACAGCCAAGAACTTCTGATGGAAGAGTAAAAGTAGACCCTGAAGGCTGCTGTGAATTCGTTGATCGGGTTGGTAAGGTTGAGAGTAGAGAGGAAAATATGGCAGAACATAATCCAGAGGAAAAGAAACATTTTGCCCGAGCGATGCATAAATTGCATGGCGGGGCATTGCATGAACATTTTGGAATTTCGGCTGATAAGCCTATTCCAATGGAGAAGAAAGAAGAAGCTGCCCGAAGCAGCAATAAGCATGTAGCGGCTATGGGCAGAATGGCCGTGGCAATGCATGGCTGGAAGCATTAAGAAATAAGAAAAAGGAAAATATTATGGCAAAACAAGAAACTTCAGCAGGCTGTTATCCCGGAGAAAGATTGATGGGACTTTCATTAAGACGGGCAGGCAATAGCGATATTGATACGCTAGGATGCCCCGCACCAGCAGGCGAATCGCCAGTCAATCCACGTAAACCGGGCGGGTTTAACAGCGCTGGAACCAAACGGGCAGGAGATACAGCAGGAGCGAGTTATTCGCCATTTCCTCCTACCGCGCCAGCAGATTATAAGGGCGGTGTAGGAACGGGACAAGGTAAAGGAATGCACGGCGCAGCTAAGAATGCAGCCAAGCGCTCTTGTTCTGGAGACAATTGCTAATCGGAGAACTATGACGTTGGAGGGGTTAGTCGTTTGGTTTAATAAACATAGAAAAGATAAGAATTACCAACTACGAGATTGTTCTGACGAAGAATTTGAAAAGTCAGCTAAGAAAAGTTGGGCAAAACTTCCTGTTGAACATCAGAAGAAAGTTCTGACTACTTGTAAGAATGCAAAGTTATGGTCAGGTAAAGAAGATCATACATTAGATTTTATAGTCAATGCACGATTTTTGGCGCAGACAAATTTGTTTGCATTATGTCATCTTCTTGAAAAATATAAAGATGTCTCAGAAAAAGAGTATACTTGGACAGACGGAACTGTTCATAATACTCATGAGGAAATCTGTAATTTTTTCTTTGTGGCTAAAGACCCGACTAAGAAGACGTTCAAAGACTTTGCAAAAGATTATATCGACAAAAAAGAACGACTGCTTCTTGTTCCAAGAGGCGGTTTTAAGTCGTCAATTGACATGGCTGATACAGTACAGTATATAATCTGTTGGCCGGAAGTAACAATTCTTATTCTTACGGGCGTTCTTGATCTTGCTAAAGATTTCGTAAAAGAAATTAAAGGCCATTTTGAACTAGATGAAGACGGAGAGAAGTCGTTTAGACCTAAGAAATCAGCAGATGGTTCTGACAATTTATTTCAAGTCCTTTTCCCCGAGCATTGTATTCCGAAGGAAGAAGGAAAGTCTACTGAATATCAGAGCCCCGCTTCTCCAGTCGTAGAAAAAGAATGTACTGTATTTGCCGCATCTATTGACCAGAACTTATCAGGCTGGCACGTTTGTGTGCTCAAGTTGGATGATGTAGTAACTAACGAAAATAGCAGGACTGTTGACCGAATCAGAAATATCAATAAACAGGTTAGTATCAATAATGCCATGCTTCACCCGTATGGGTTCTTTGATAAAATTGGAACTTGGTATAATAGTGAAGACACATACGGACAAACAATTAAATACGCCGCTAAATGTGAAAAAGACGGCGAAGAGATAAAAACGAAGATTTATATTCGTCCTGCTTGGTGGGCTAACGAAGCCGCTCGTAAAGCGGGCAAAGTTGAAGACGAGATGGTTGAATCAGATTATGATTTCTGGTTTAACGAAGAGGGCCAACTTACTTATAAATTTCTTCGCGGTAAGAAACTTGAAGATGCTGAAGGCTTTGCGATTAAGTATCTGAATGATCCTACTCAAGCGCATAGAATTAAGTTTCCGAGAGAACTGTTGATACGGCGTACAATAGCATCGAATATGCTTCCTCAGCAGGGAATGATTGTAACAACTGTTGATACGGCGTATTCAACGAAGAGTTGGGCAGATTATACGGTCATATTGACCGCGTTAATTTATGGCGGTCGATTTTATATTATTGATATGAAACGCGGTCGATATAATGAATATGAACTGCCTCAGTTAATTGCTCAAAACGCCCTTCAATGGAAGCCAAAAAGAATCTGTATTGAAGATTCAGTAGGTGTAAAGTGGCTTGGCCGAGAAATTTATCGTGAAATGGATAGGTTGAAACTCCGCGTTCCGATTGAATTCGTTCCATTAGGCCAAGGAAGCGCAGTTAACGCTAAGAAAAATATGAAGGCAAAACCAGTTCTTCGATTGCTTGGCGACGAACGACTTTTATTCGCCAACCAATGTGTCGGACTTGAAGAACTTTATCAGGAACTTGAGAAGTTTGATACTGCTGCGGCAACACATGATGACATAGTTTCTGCGTTATCAATCCTTGTAGATCAATTTGCAAGTTATGCAGAGATGGAAGGTCGAATGTCTTCCGTCGCGCCAGATTTTATTTCTGATCCGAAGATGAAACAGCAATACGATCATATTTATGGCGCGGGCGTATTTGAAAAAATGGTCAATAACAAAGCATTTGAAGCAAGTCTTGAACATCAAGATATGTCTTTGTTAGATGCTATGAATGCTGAAAAAGAAGTCAGTGGGTATGATAAAGACCCACTCGTAGATGCAGGATTGTGGTAAATTTTTAAACTTGCGGAAAATTAAATCGAGCTAAGAAGAAAGAAGAGGCAATGAATGGAACAACAGGCTTATGAGCCTATGAATGCCGAAGAAGCTACAGGATTTATTAGTGACGGCAATCCAAATCGGCCTCTTGTAGCAGGCGATTTTAATCAAATTGGTGATGTAAAAACATTAAGTGGTGATCTTGCGCTTGTTGTAGGCAGTGCTCAAGCAGCACGCGGTTTCATGGAAAATAAACAATGGAACTTGCTTTTCCGCGATGCCGATCTTTTGTTTCAGTCGCCAAGACCGATGAGCGTTTATGAGAATACCTCGATAGAGTGGGGCACCTTACTGCAAAGGTAAGAATGCGAATCTTCTTTAATCAAGCTGAACCCTGAAACGGGAACAGACTGCAAGCAGCGAAAGCGGGCAGCAGTAGAGACTAAACAAGAAGACATCCTTATGGGATGATGCGATAGTCCGATCTTACAGAAAACAAACTGTAAGCTAACATAAATGATGTTCTCGAACCAAACGTCCAACGTTTTACCGTAGCGAAAATCGTTAATGCTGTCATCCCGCAACTTTACAAGGGTCTGTTTTACGACGATCCGCCAATGTTAATGCGGCCAAGACCCGGCACTTCACAACAAATCGTTGACGCAAAACAGCAATTATTTTCTTATATTCTTGATGAATGTCAATTTAAACAACAAACAAAATGGGGTCTTGAAACGCTAGCTACTTTCGGGACAGGCATCTGGAAGTGGGGTATTGATTGGAAAGACGTAACGACGCATAAACGAACTGCAAATGTCATTTCTATCAAAACTGGAACTGATATTGACGCAAAAGAAAACAAACTTCTTGGTACAGGCGCACCAATTATTACTACGACTACGAAATCGATGTTGCTTCCTTTTTTCGAGCAGCGGCCACTTGATAAAGTCCTTGTTGATCCGCATCTTGAAGTTTCTGATATTAGGCAAGCGGATTGGGTTGTAGATGTTCATTACATGGATTTCTATCAACTTGATGAGATCAGACAAGCACTCGCGGATTCAACAGACACAAAAGCTAAGGCAGGTTGGAGCATTCCAGCCAATCTTAAATCTGTCTGGATTAAGACGACTCCGACAACTTCTAATCTTCAGACAGAACAGACAGTTTACGCTAAAGGCGCGGTTCATCATTCATTAGACATGAATATTGAAGCAGGTCCCGATCCTTTACGTAAGAAACTTGAAGTTCTGGAATATTGGGATAAGAAGCGCAAGATTATCGTCATTGATAATTCGACTGTACTGTATACAGGAGATAATGAATTTGGCGCGGTCCCATTTCTTTCATCGAATTGGTGGAATCGGCCAAAATCATTCTTCGGTATGGGTTTAGGGTTGATTATCGGCCAAAATCAAAGAGTTGACCAAGGTACGATTAATGCAATTCTAAAGATTCTGTCTTTTGGCGTCAACCCGATTTATGTCCAACGACGTGAAGCTAATACTGCGACACAAATGATTCGGACGAATATCGGTAAAGTCATGAAAGTAGATGGAGAGTCTGACAAGGCTTTCACTCTGCTCGAACAACCCCGCGTTCCTTCGGATATTTGGAGCGCGATTAAAGAATCCCAAGAAGCTTCTGAATCTGCTTCAGGCGCAGACCAGCAGCTTGTTCAAGGGAGTACAGCAGGGCCAAGAGCCGGGATGGGCCGAACTTCAGGCGGTGCAGCTATTCAAGCTTCAGCTTCTGCTACGCGATTAGATGGCCCGTTAGATAATTTTATTGAGCAAGTATTCAAACCATTTCTCGGCATTCTTGATATGCTCGTTTTCAAGTATATGCACGATGAATGGATTGTACATATTCTTGGCAATGAAATGGGGACAAAGTTAACTCAAGACTTTTCAATGCAAGCTTATTGGGATTCAAATGTTGAATTTGAAGTCCTTGCAGGCGCGAGTATGTCCGCTCGCAGAACAATGGCGCAATCGATGGTCATGCTTACCCAGATTCTACAGAATCCACAGATTCAACAGAGTTTGGCCGAAATTAATGAAGAGTATATTGACTTCAAACCAATTCTTGCTATGTGGATGGAAGCATCTGAATGGAAGAACGGTAACGATATAATTAAGCCCATGACAGCAGCCATGAAGCAGAAGCAAGCGGCTAATTCTAAAACAGCCCAAATGCAGATGCAAATGCAGGCGAAACAACAGGCAGATCAAACTAAATTTGCACAAAAGGAGCAACTTAATGCTCAAGACGCTCGTGATAGAATAGAAAGAGATTTAGTTGTTGCAGCAGCGAAGACGAGCTTTTCAGAAGGGACGGAGGGTGAGGCTTCTGCTGCTGGATTACAGGGAGAATTACCTAACGTTTAATGGAGTGGTATGAGGCTAGAACGTGAGTTACTAGAAGAATTAAGGAGACTGACTATGGCAATTACACAACTCGATGCAGATATCGCTACTTTATCTACTAATGTAGGATTACTAATCGCGCAAGGCGCTAACTCTGTTCCACAGGCACAGGTTGATGCAGCAGATGCAGTCGTAAATGCTATTAATGCGACTGTAGTAGCTGCTTTAACTCCTGTAACTAAGACAACATAACGAAGTCTTGCAAGCGCCGTGTTCGGGGCGAAAACACGAATGCTGCCCAAGTGTGCAGCCATCGAAGTCGCTTGGGGCGGCTAACACTTTTTATTTAATTGGTTTTGTCAGTACCCTAACTGACCGAGGAGCCTTGGGCTTAAGGGCGGCTCGTACAAATACCGCCCAACATTTTCTGGAGGAGACTATAATGGGAAAAATGGAAGAGTGTCTTTATAATTGGACTGCCGCGATGATCGGCGCTAAAGTAGCGCGAGTTCCTATCTTGACTGATGGACAAGTATTAGACGTACCAGCAATTATTAAAATAGGGGAAGAATATTTTAGTTTATTATCTACCTATCCTTTGCGATATCAACCTTTACCTACTAAAGTTTGTAAAGCAAAGTGGGCAAAAATTGCAAAAGTAGATAGTTCTGCGTATAATCATCGTATTGTTAGGGAACATTATGCTACCAATTGATAATAGCATTAAAGGTATTGACATAAGTATAACCCTTGATGATACAGAACGCGGGCTTTTAGCTTCTTATGTCAAGTCTCAAGCGTTTGATGTACTCCAACGAATTATGGAAGATGTAATTAGGGATTATAACGCTAAACTCTTGAGCACTGATCCGATTAAGAAAGATGACGTTCTTATCAACCATCTTTATGCGAATGCCGTTGGTGGATTTTATATCGCATTGATGGCTAGATTAAAAGAAGAATTGAGCATTGAAGCACATAATAATCGATCAAGAGACCCGATTAACGATATGCAAATTGAAGACTTGAGATAGACAATTTTGGAGGAGAATATGTCAGAAGAAGCAGTTATTGTACAAGATACAGGAGAAGTTACGCCTGTAGTAGAAGTTGTTGAGCCTATTGAGGTATTAATACCCCAAACACCAGAACAACCAGATTTGCGATACGAGTACCAACCAACAGATGAACACGGAAGGTCCATCGGAGGGCGACAGGTACTTATTTATAAGACACCTGACGATCTTGCCGAGAAGTTACGCGATCAAAATGTTCAACTTCTACGCAAGCTGAGACAGGTCACCCGTAATAACCGTCTTGGAATTGATGAAAGTCAAATCCCTGAAGACGCAGAACGAGTAAATCGACTTCCGCAAGTTGAAAAGAAACCATTGACTCCTGAAGAACGGTTTCAATTGTCACAGGATTTGAACGACGCAGCAAAGTTTGAGAGCGCCCGAGATAGACTTTTGGAGTCTGCCGGGTATAATGAAATGATCGAAAGACAAAAGGCGCAAGATTTGAAACTTGCCCGACTTGAAGCGGTAAGTAACGCTCAAGTATTCCTGAACGGGCATTCTGAATTTTGGGCCTGTACAGAGAATTTACAAGTAATGACAGATTGGATGGTAAAGAATGAGCTACAACCATCTGTCAGCAATTTTGAAAGAGCTTATTCAATGATGCAAGAAGCCGGATTGCTTCTTGTACCTCCTATCGTGCGTGAGGAAGTTCCTGTGGTTGCGCCTAAGCCAGCCCCGGAAAATACGGAGTTAAATGCGACTCCAGTTGTACCTGTCACTCGGATTAGTGAACCTGTACAGCCGCAACAACCTAGCCCTGCAAGAGTTCCATCTGGCCTTAACTCCCGCGTTGCTTCTAACACTGGAATCGCGCCTAGTACTGCTACTCTTACATTGGCTGAACTTGAACGTATGTCTTCTAATGATTATAAGCAGAGACTTTTGTCAGATCGGACATTTGCTGAACAGGCAAATAAGATTTATGCAGAAGCCGAAGCGAAGAAAGTTCAGAGACAACGTTAAAAGTTTAATACTGATAGGAAGCCATGAGCTTTAGTCCAGCGGGCAATGCACTTAATAATTTGCCCCAATCAACCGTGAAGTTCTACGATAAATAATCTTGTCGTAGTAAAACCCCCTCTAATTGACTTGAAAGCTGAAATGCCAACAAGGCGGAAATTACTTGACAAACAAGTAGTACCGTGAGAGACTAAACGAGAGGGCACATTTATGAGAACAGTAGAAGAGATTAAAGAATATCAACGTAGATGGCGTGAAAATAACCGCGTTAAAATGCGGGAATATGCTAAAACGTATCGTAAAAAGCACCGTGATGTTCCAGCACATCTTATGAGAAAATATGGAATTACTCCAGAAGATAAAATAAGGATGTGGAACGAACAGAATGGTCTTTGTGGCGTGTGCGGTGAAACAATGCTTTCGGTTTTTGACCGTAATTGTCAAGTTGAGCACGATCACAAAACAAAAAGGTGCGTAGTTTAGCTCATTGGTATTGTAATATTATCGTTGGCGTTATGGAAAAGCATCCAATAACTCTTGATAAAGTTGTGAAGTGTTTAAAATCTCATTGTGATGCGATAGTCCGAACTCATGGGAATTATAACCATGAGAGTACAGCAGAAATGCTTGTACCTTCTGAAATTTAGAAGTAACACTTATTGAAGAAATTCCGAGAGAATTTAAAGGCTCAAACGCCTTTCGTGGCGTGCGCTGAACGTCTCAATCTGCCCACTAATAGTGGTAATCAGTATGAAATGTTCATGTACGTTCCGCTAGCCGCTAGCACTAACCAAACCACTGAGGGTACAGTTGGCAGTCCGCTATCCGTCTCCGTACTAACTACTACGGCTACGATAGGAGAATATGCGGACTACGCGAACTTTAGTTCGCTAAGTCTTGCGACTGCAATTGACAATACTGTAGAAAACGTAGCCAAGGAAATGTCGTATCGCCTTGGTGAGTCATTGTCCGCTCTTGTTCGTGCAACTTGCGACGGAGCGAACAGCATTGATTCTAGCGTGCTAACTCAGTTGGCCGCTACTAGCACTTCAAGCTTTACCGCACTTTCACTAAGCCAAATCCGAAACAGCGTTCAATCGCTGGCGGGTCGGGCTGTGCGGCCCTTCGATGAAGCAAGTAAGAGCTTTGTCGGAGTCATCCATTTCGTGTTATAATGAGGGTGGATGTAAAATTTAACTAAATCGGGGAACACCTTGTACGCTGTACAAGACAATCCCGAGGAAAGATTCCATATGATAACCACTGATAAAGTGGATTGGGCGTATCTGTCCGGGTTGTTTGATGGCGAAGGAACATTTAGTATTTACCACCATAAGGGGCAGAGTTCTAACGGCAATCCTTATGATTCAACTGCTATTCGTATTGAAATAACGAATACGAAAATACAATTAATGGAATGGCTTGTTAAGCATTTCGGTGGTCAATACTATCATCATAGACGTGCAAGCGCGAAACATAACATTGCTTATGGTTGGCGACCGAAAGGTCGTAAAAATAGCGAGCAACTGTTGTTGAACATCTTACCGTATCTGGTAATTAAGAAAGAGCAAGCTAAGATCGCTCTTGAATATGTTCGACTTCCGCATAACACAGGATTTGATGATACTTTAGCAGCAAAGAGAAAAGAACTGCTGACTAAGATGCAACTTCTCAACAAACGTGGAACATCCGTAGAGACTAATACGTTAAACGGCGATAAGCCGATGATAGAGTCCGATCTCATAGGCGACTATGAGAGTGATGCTGTGGTGACACAGACATCCTAAACAATAATACCTTTTGCTTTAGGGGATGTCCTTGCTGACAACAGCAATGACTCTCCTATCGATATCCTGAAACACACACCTGTGGGTCAGGCAAGAATGGACGAACTAGTTTCTGTTGATCTGACCGAAGTGATCGAACTTCCAAGTTCGGGCGTTCAGTTCTTTCAGACTAACCTAGTCACTCAGTCTAACAACTATAAATCAGTTGCTGGACTAGTTGGTCTTCGTACTTATATTTTCGGGCGAGATGGAGTTTTTGCCATCAATCTCGGAGCTAAGGGCGATACTGGCTACGGTGATGGTGAATGGCGCAATATTGAGTGCAACATTATGCAGAACGTTGCACCGACCGTTGCAGACCCCGAAGGTCTGATCCCCGGATGGACATCTTACAGAGTGCATTTTACTACGTCACTCGGCCCTGATACTACCATCCGTCAACGTCAAATCGACGCTGCCTCAGCAATTAGTTAACTTGATAAATAAGTTGCTTTATGCTATGAGGGTAGAGTAAGAAAAAAAAATCTGATAGGGGTAGGGTGCCTTCATCACCTTGCCCCGACTCAGGTAACTCATGAGGAGCGAGAAAAGATTTAGTATAACTAGCCGAGGCTAAAGTACAGCTAGTAGAAAAGGAATAAACATGGCTATAAATATTGATCCGGCCCCTACAACTGGACTTTCAACTCCTGTATATATTACATTGGCCGGGACTGGACTTACGGTTACCCCTACTTCGGCAGTTACGACTCCGAATTCAGGGCCATATAACGTTACGCTTTCGGTGTCTGCCGCAGGTGGTAAGGCTTCGTCTGTCGTTGTGACTCCGACTCTCGTAGACGTTAGTAACGCAAGTCAGAGCGCGACTGTCGCTAACTGGACTTACCGTTCTTATAATGATCCTCAGATTACCGAGGCTTCGATTTATACTGGCAGTCTTAATGGCGCGAATATCGCCCCTAAGCCGACTTCGACCGCGAAGATCGCTTCAGTTGGCGCTTCTGGCGCATCAACTGTGACTGTTACGGCTCTTAACCCCGGACAAGCAATCGTAGAGATTAACTACCCTAGTTTTGGAAACTCTGGCGGAACGACTAGCCAAGGTAATCTTGGTGGGCCTTCTGCTGGAACTGCTGTTCCGACCAATGCGATTGGGACACAGCTAATTGTGACGGTGAACGCTTAATTTCAACTTTTTGTTGAGAATCAAGGGACCTTTCGGGGTCCCTTTTTTATTTAAGGAATATTATGCCAGCTTTAGTACCTACATCCCAAAATTCGCTCAATTACACAACTGGAGCGGCCATTCCGTATAAGGTCGTATTGAGCGGCACAAGTGGGGGCGGAAACTCTGTGACCCAGAACGTCACTCAGAGTGTTGACGGAAATACATTTACCCAACAGTTTTTAAAGAACCCTGAATTTTATCTCGTCCTTGCTTCGACTTCGGATACTTGCCAGTTAACCGTCTCTATTCAAGATGTAAATGGAACGACTTCAACTGTCGATTCGGGCAATACGGTGACCTATTCTATTACGCCTACGGGCAAGAACTCTACTGCGTCTGTGCCAGCGGGAACGGCAACTCCGACTCAGGTTGCAAAGGAAATGCCTCTCGTAACGAGTATGAGTAACACAGGTAGTCCGACCGGAACTGAACTCGTCTCTTTTTCTGCCGCGACAATGAGTACAAATTGGCAGCCGAGCACTTTGAAATGGACGACTCAGAATACGAGCGTATCAAGTACAGGATTAGTTTCTGCGATTGCAATCGGATATGATCAAATACAGGTCAGATATCCTTTAGCTTCTAACGATCCGGGAAATCCGCAGTTTATAGAAGCAGTTTTGAACGTTTTAGTGTTGTAGATTATAAATGGAGGAGAACATGAGTGAACAAATATTAGTAGTCCAAGCACTTGAAGAAGCTCTTGAATTGCTACAGGAAGAAAATGCAAGGTTACGGAATAATAACCGCATTCTTAGAATCGTTAATTCTGGGTTGAGATCAAAGCTAGAAACGGCCCAAAAGAATGACGAAGAATTTAAGTCTTTGTGTCAATTAGAACCCGAGCCGGAAGTAGAATCAGGCACAAGTTGGGGGAGTTACCCTACTTCTGTCGCTGACGCAACCGGAACATCTTACGAAGTCGAACAATTAGATCAAGAAGCCGATGTGCATGTAGGTTCTATCGATATTGAAGCACTTAATCAACTTCGTAAGAAATCATATTACTAATCGCAAACATGGCGCTAATAAGCTGGATTAGCGAGTTATCGCCTAGTCGGAGGTAAGGTCTAGAACTCACCCGAGACGTTAGTAGTCGCTTTGCCTGATCCGCAGGGAAAGACGCTGATTTTGCTGTGCTGGCCCCCTTCCTAGGGAGCCTGAACTTAGGAGGGGAAAAGCACATGGGTCCGACCCAACAAGAAATAATGGCGTCCCAAGGGACGCGACTATCTGAAAAGAATCCTTGGGAAACATATGGACAAGAATTAGATATTCAAATGACACCTGAACTTGCTGCTGAAGTCGCAGATTATGCGACTCGGTATCATGATAAAAAAAGTAGTTCTCAGAATGAAGAAGAATTAGCCCGTCAAAAAGAGTTGAGTTATGAGTCGATGGGCGAGTATAGATGGTGTTCTGAAGAAGAGTACGCTGATGTTCAGGCCCGAATCGGTCGGATTATGCATCACAGTGAACTAATCAACCGACTTAGAAAGATCGGTGTTCGCTGTTGGTACCGTCAACATCCTCAATTGGACAAGATTACGCTACTTATTCAGCGTAATAAAGACGTAATGCAACCGCCCGAAGTTGGTTGTTGGGTAAAAAGTGGATACATGCCCGAATACTCGGTTATGGGCTTTGACGAACATGGAGTTCCGTTAGCTGAAAAGTATAGAGGTTGGCGAACTTGTCTTTTACAACTTATCCTAAAACAAGTATTGACAGAAGATCAGGCGCATAAAGAATTTGGTGTAGCAGAACGTTGTTGTGCTGGTAGATATAACAGCATACTTCATGGATTAAGAAATACTGTAGAAATTTAAAATAAGGAGGAGTATGTCAGAAGTAAAGGAAGTAAAAGAATTAGAACCAAAGAAAGAACTTACAGGTAAAGAGAAGTTAGAACAAATTGAATTACAGATTAAACAAGCCGAACTTGAAGAAGTTCAACTTCGTAGACAAGAACGCGAATACAGCGTAAAAGATTTGAAAGCCCGTCTTGCCGAACGTGACGTAAAGGAGCTTCAGAAGAAGGAAGATCGGGAGGCTCAGGGTCGGACCTTTGCTTCTCAGAAGGCAACAGATGAGGCTCGTTGGCGAGTTTGTACGCATAAGAAAGGCGGAGTTGTTCAACCGCGAGATATGCGCGTCCTTTCTACAGGCGGAAATGGTCAACAATACGCAGTTATCAAGCATCAGATGATTAACGGCGATATTTGGGTTCGTTGTTTACGTTGTGGAAAGACTTGGAATCCACCTGTAAAAGATAAGTTTTATTTTGATAAATCGGGCAAACAAGTTCCTGTTCTTATAGGAACATTTGATGCAGAACGGTTTAAGAAAGCTGTTCTTGAGTATCAAAGAGCGACTCAATTTGAGACTAATAATACTATGTCTGGATCAGTGCAAGTGCGCTTTTCCCGATTTGATGAAAAATCAGAACAATGGGTAGATGCAGCTTCAGATTACCGTGAAGCTATCGCAAATACAAATTTACGTTAAATTAACAAGGGCCGAGCTTCTTAACAATGCTGATCGGCCTTTATTATACACAATACAAAGGAGGCTAATATGCAATTCCGTTAGTAAAGGAGTTCATATGAGCAGAAGTTATAAGAAACAACCTTTCATGGCTATAACAGGTCGTGGAAGCGCCAAACAAGATAAGATTCTCGCCCATCGCGGCGAGCGCCAAGCCAATAAACACGCAATTAACCTAGCAATGAAGAACGACGATTTTGAGAATTTTCTTCCTTTAGACCGTCTTGAATGTCCGTGGAATGAAGTCTATTGTTGGTCTAGAGACGGTAATCAGATGTATCAAGAGTTAGATCATCGTGATTGGCAAAATTATTTAGAGTCAACGTCTGAAGATAGTTATTTCGGACAATGGCCGCCGAGATGGTATGTAGAAATGAAAAGAAAGTAGGGTATTTATATCGGACAGTCAACTCAGACCCTTCAGGAATTGGTCGATGATACAAAATCAATGGCTGATCTTGCCCCCGCTTTAGCTACGGGCGGATATTCTAATCTTCCTGCCCTTTCTATAGCCAATGACGTAATGCAGAATATGGTTGCAGGCGGGCCAGAAGGACAGCCGTTTAATTGGAAATGGAATAGAATGGTTGAAACTCCATTCTTTCTTAACAGTTGGCAACAGGATTATTTTATTCCTAATCTTGTGACTTTAGGCTGGCTTGAAAGTTGTACTGCGTCTAATTTCTCAACAACTCAATTTCCTAAGCCTATCCGACCGATTGAAGTCAAACGTGACCTTTTGATTGTTAGTACTCAAATGTCGCAAGTCGCCAAGATTTGTTGGATGCAAAATGATACGATGCTTTCAGGAACTTGGGGTCAGACAGAAGTACTTTCTGCTACAGGGTTAGCTAATCCCGGTCCCGGAGTTGTCATAACTAATCCTTCTGGGTTATCGGCTATGCCGTTGAATCCGACGACACAAGTAAAAGATAGTTTCGGTAATCTTTGGGTAGTTACGACTTATGGAACTTGTGGAAACGTCAATCCGTTTTTAGCTAATCTTAACCCTACTTTTCCGACTCTTCAGAATCAGAGTATTGTTTCTACGACAGCGACAGACGGAACTGTAGTCTGGACAGCAGTCAACCCCAAAGGTCAAGGATTTAGAATTAACCCTATTCCCGGTCAAACCGGGCCAGTCTGGTTAATTCAACCTGTCGGTCAAAACCGAGTTCAGAGATTAACATCTTACGCGCAATTTCTTGATCCAATTCCAGACGATTATTATACATTTTTCAAGCAAGGATTTTTCGCCCAATGTTATCGAAGATCACCTGACCCTAAGACTCGGGCAAAGTTTCAGACGGAGTTCGAGTTATGGCAGAAAGCGCTTGTTAATGCAGTAAGACAAGGCGGACGTGAGTTAGACGATTGGGGTTTTTATCCAACTTCTAACGTTATGGACGGCGGAGGTTATGGCGGTTATGTAGGTGCAAATCCAGCCCAACCGTTCGGGCCTTGGACGTATTAGCCGCAGTCTAAAGGCCTTATAGTGCAATACAGCCCTTGGTCGATTAGAACCACATATTGATAAAGTTATGGCGTATCTTGCCAAGTATAAGGAACAAACATGAGCATCACACAAGTACCTATAGCAACACCTTCGGCAATCTTTGAATTCACAGATACAGCAATGGGGAATTCCGCCGATGCAATAAAAGGATCGTCTGCTGTCCTCTACTGGATTCTTGCAGATAATTCTGCTAACGCTGGCGCAGCTACTTACGTAAAGCTATATAACGTCGCTGCCGGGTCTGTGACTGTTGGAACGACCGTTCCAGATTATGTTCTATATGTTCCGGCATCGGGCAGAGTTACACAAGTATTATATACTAACAATTCTCCCGGATTAACATTTGGTACAGCCCTTAGCGCTTGCGCGGTTACAAGCGGCGGTACCGCTGGAACGACTTCACCTGTTTCGAGTGTGCCTGTCACACTTGTATATGTATAAAGGATTTAAATGGCCGCAATTTCAACGATAAAGATTAACGACACAATTGAATTTTGTAAGCGGCTATCCTTTAACCGGAATTTCGGTATTGGTAATTCACTAGAGCCTGCTTTGACAGCCGCCAATATGACGATTCAGACAATTCTGAATCCTCCATTTATTTTCTGGTGGAACGCCCAAGAAATTTCTTTTACATGTTCTACTGCCCCCCCCACCTCAGCGATTACGAATGTCGCGTTGTCGGGCAATATTGTAACTCTTCAGACGTTGAATTCTTGGGCGGTTAACGACGTAATCCTTGTTTCGGGACTTACCGGGGCAGCATTTTTGAATGGCGCAGCTTTGACAGTCCTTCCCGGAGCGACAAGCACACAGGTGACAGCCTACTTTAATCGTAATGCAAGTTATGGGCCAACCGCAGACGCGGGCACTCTTACGAAGTCTACGACTCAAGATTATACGGTCAACATTCCTCAATTTTCGCATATTGAACACGCTTCTGTTCTAGATGCCTTTTCTACTAATTCATCAACGGGGGCGCTTAATAGTAAATGGTATGAGTTAGAAGTCAAAGAAACACTTTCTACCGACTCTATTCTAGGACGGCCACAGTTTATTACACCGCATTTTGAAGACCCAAATGGCAATGTTACGTTTCGTGTTATGCCAGCGCCAAGTAATAACTATCCTGTTTCTGTTCACTGTCAACTTGCTCCGCCTCTTATTACTAGCCTGAATCAGACTTGGGGACCTTTGCCCGATTTTATGCAACATGTGTATACATGGGGGTTTCTCAGTCTCATGTGGGCCTTTGCGGACGATCCGAGAGTAGGTTTTGCTACACAGAAATTTACATCTGGGTTACTTGCACGAGCGGAAGGAATTTCCGAAGAAGACCGTAACACATTTTTAAACAATTGGAATATGTTGACAGGACAACAGCAAGCAAAGTTTAACCAAGGGCAACAGGCGCGGGGTGTTTAGTGCCTCAACAATATTATTCTGTATCTTTTTTTCAAGCGAATGGCCAACCCTTAGCGAACGGATATATAACTATCCAACTTAATACAGATGCGACTGTAACAAGTACAGGACCGCAAATTGTCGCTGGTAGAATTTTGAATATTCCACTTGATAATAACGGATATGCTAATTTTCTAATTTGGCCGAATTCGCAATTAAGTCCGAGTAATACCGTTTATCTTCTCCGAGCGTACAGTCTACAAGGTGAATTAGCTTGGAGCGGGCAATTTAGTCTATAAGGAATCCGATGGCCGTTACACCTGTACAATTAATAGGAGGCGCATTTCAAGACTGTTCTGGGAATGTTTTAGTCAACGGTTATTTGACGATGTTTTTAAGTCAAGATGCCAACATTGCAGGAGTTGGTGATATCTGTAGCGGCATTTCTGTACGAATACAATTGGATGCACACGGTAACGTTTCTGTAACGCCGCCACAGTATGTTTGGGGTAACGACCAAATGTTACCTGTGAATACGTTCTATAGGGTGTTCGGATATACAGCAAACGGACAGTTAGCGTTTGGCCCGGACAATCAGCAAGTCTTCGGAAACGGCGGAACATTTAACGTAGGAACATGGATTCCTAATCAGGTCATTAGTTGGGTCCCCCCCTTACAACCGTTACTTTTAGAGACGAATGGAACTAAGAACGGTTCACAAAGTCTTCTTAATCTAGTCGCTGGAAATAATATGACCATTACAGACGATGGTCAAGGTGATATTACTTTCGCGGCAACAGGCGGCGGATTTCAGAATTGGATTGGATTTAACGCAGCCGGAACTATAGGCGAATCAGTCAATAGTTCTGGAGTAGGTTCAACTTGGCAGTTGACAGGAAGTTCGTCTACACCGTTAATTCCACCAACAGCAACACAGACGAAAGCAGTAAACCAAAACGCACAATCTGCGGGATTTTCTACAAGTTTCGGGCTATTAGATCAGAATTTGGACCTTTCTCCCGGAACAATACAAGATTGGTTAGCTAAGACAGCCCTTCTTGGAGCAACTTTTGCTCGGTATTGGATAGGGTTTTCAGATGTCGTTGTAGGCGGAATTGGGGCCGCTTTCCCGACTAATACACCTTCTGCAAATTTCATCGGGTTTAGATTTTCAGCAGGTACAGATACTCATCTTGTTGCAGTCTGCCAAACAGATTCAACGCATCAGACTATTGTTGATACAGGAATATCGCCAACATTGAGTGCGTCTCCTCAACTTTTTGAGGTTATTCCTACTAGCTCAGGGACTGTCATTAACTTTTATATTAATAAGTCATTAGTTGCAACTATTTCCACAAATGTTCCAGCAGCAAGTACGCCTATGGGGTCGTTTATTGTATTCGACGGACAAGCAAATGTTACTAGTAATGCTTCTACGAATATTTTTTATCTGTATGCTTTATTAAATAGTTAGAGAGAAAAGTGAATGCCTAATCCATTACAAATAGCGGGGGCACAATCCGACAAGAATACTCGGTTCGCGGCTATTTATACCGGAAGATTTTTCAGCGGGCTTTGGACTAATCGTTCTCCGTTGCGAGATGCTGCTTCTTCTAGAACAGAAGAAAAATATTACGGACCACGCGGCGATGCAATGATCGCAGGTTCAAATGTTGAAATTACGAATAAACAAACTGTCTCCCGTCGTCCCGGTAATCCGATTTATAGTCAATTTAATAGTGCCGTAGGACCTACTACGCCTTGGAATAACATTCTTAGTTTTGATGAATTTCGTCTTAATAAAGGATTGAGTGATGTATTCGGAACGGTGACCGAACAAATAGACGTAATGGTTGACACGAGCACTGCGCTTTATGCATTAAACGGAAGTTCGTCTCAACTCGTCTTTACCAAAACCGCTGGTGCTGGACAAGATTACATGAAGCAGGTTGGTAATGAACTGTACTTCGGCAATGGTATCAACGATAAAAAATGGCTTCAATCTCTTTTCGTAAGAACATCCGCTAGCAATAGTGCAACATTACAGTTGAATTCGTATCCGTTTATGGATACTTTTCTTATTGACCCTAATGGAAATATTCAACAGATAATTGGTGCAATTGTTCAAAGTGGTGCAGCTTCGTCTGTAAATAATATTACTGTAACGAATGTTGTTATTGCGAATAATGTAGCAACGTTTACTACGTCTGCTTCTCCGTTTGTAGATCAACCTATTGGAACACAATTTATGTTCTGGGGATTTACAAATCCTAATACTAAGTTCCTAAATGGATTTACGGTCACATTGACTTCCGATTGGAGTACGATTAGTACTAGTTTTACCGCTAATATCATTCATCCAAACGTAAGTCAAGCTGACACAGCGTTTATTCAGATTGAAAGTGGTGGAACTGACTCTGTACATAATACACTAGTTCTTGGATCAAGTGTTCCAACTTGGGGTACGACCGTACCAAGTTCGTCTAATAATTTTTATGGAAGTTTGACGATTGACGGGCAGGCCATTTGGATCAATCGTGGTAATCCGGTAGAAAATTGGGGCCTAGCTGCTCCAACTCAACCATTGACTGTAACCGCATCTGGAACAAGTCAAGGTTGGATGCCTAAGACATATTATTCTCCTGCAAGTATTTATATTGATAATAATGCAGGCTTTTTATGGCAAGTGACGACTGCCGGAACTACAGGAGCGGTACAACCATCTTGGCCCGGAAGTCCGACTCCTTCAGCAAAGACTGATATATTGAGCGTAAGTCTTACGAGTAACGTAGTTACATTTAAGACGGCCACTCAAGCTTATTCTGCTGGTAACATTGTTAATATAGCTGGATTGTTAGGCGCGACGTTTCTTAATGGCCAAGCATTGACGGTTATTTCTACAGGACTGAGCACAACTCAATTTGAAGCTAATTTTACTCATGCTAATTATCCGACGACTGCTGATAATGGATATTCATCTTTACCCGGCACTACTCAAGCAGATAATACAGTAACTTGGACTTGCATTCAAAGTCCTGCTTCATTGACTTGGGCAACACACAATCATTATTATACGAATGATTATTTAACAGCAATTGCGGGCGGCGTAAATTATTTTTATCAGCTATCTAAGCGTACTCAACCTTTTATTAGCGGTTGGTCTAAACCAACAATTTCTCAGGCAGGCTTTGCGTCACCTAATAATGGCGTAAGCGCATATGCGTGGACTGGTAATCCAAGTACTGCCGGATCATTTGATAAGTTTTATGGAGAAGCAGGTTTAGGGGCCAGTAGTACGTTAATGACAACCCCCGGATCATTGTTTGCTATTAGTTCTCCGACGATTCCATCGAATACAGGCGTTCCAGCCACTACACAAGGAGCGGCAGGAGATGGATTATTTTTCTTTTCAGTTAATGGTGCTGGAGAACTGAATACAACAGGTTCGATCAACTCTTTTGGCGGGTTTCAGGAATGGGAAGCAGCATTTATCTGCAATATTTTTATTCCTACGCCCGGACCTTATTCTTTTTCGGCATCTCACGACGACGGAACTTTTTTCGCATTTGATAATTCTGCTGGAGTTACTAGAAATTCAGGAACAACTTTAGACGTTCCTGCCAATCCTCCAGCAGTTCCGCAGACCGCCGTTCTGGGAACAGGAACGGGGTATTTGAATCCAGTTGGACAAAATGCGTCTGGATTTTTTCCTACAGATTCTGGGTCGTATTCATTTCCTACAGTCGGAAATTATGGCTTAGAGATAGATTGGAAGAATTGGGAAAATCAAAGTAAGATGGTTTTTACCTGTAATGGTCAAAATCTTGCTATTTCTCCTGATGAAAGCGGAAGCAGCACTCCAGCATTTCCTCCGTTTACAACGACGGGAGCAACATATAATGCTACTCTTGGTTTAATTGTTTATGGGTCAGGTGATACCGTACAAGAAGCAGCTAATCAATATACTTGGAGTAATATTGGTCCTGTAAGTGATTTTACGTGGACAGCTAATACTCCGTATACGTTACCCGCAACAGTAATCATCGATTCAAACAGCAATCAAGAAGGACCGATTCAGACAGGTATTTCAGGCACTACCGCCCCTGTTTGGCAAACAGCGTTAAACGCGATTACGATTGATAATGCTGTTGATAATCTGAAATGGATTAATGAAGGTAATATTCCAACTCAGACTACGACAGGTAAGATTACCGCAACAAGCGCTCAAGGTTGGGAATATGCAATTGCTCTTGTCAATACGTTAGATAATACTGTTTCTAATATCGGACCCTTAAGTAAAGGAACTGGACCAGTTGTTAACGGTCAAGTTACTTTTGCTCCCGGAGCGGGGCTGACAACAGCGATTATTGATCCACAAGCTGATTATGTTGCTATTTTCCGAACTACTGATGGCTTGACGACGCTGTTATTGGACCCGAGTAATGGGAATACGAATTATACAGTTCCTCTCGTTACTTATCTTCAGTATGGGTTTGTTGATAATACTCCAGATACAGGTTTAGATACGTTGATTACTGCTGCTGCTAATGGAGAAAATACTCCCCCCTTGCCCGGAGCAGTTAATCTTACTTATCATCTCAATCGAATTTGGTACAGTATTGGAAATATTGTATATTATACAACAGGGCCGTTAGCAACAGTTGGTAATGGGATTAACGGAACTGCGCCGTTGAACTTTGACGTACAAGAAGCGATGGTAACTCGGTTAGTTCCGACTGCAATCGGCCTTCTTGTATTTACTGTTTCGGACATACGGATTATTGCTAATAACGGAAATGGAACGATCTTACCGAGTCTTCCTTACGAACCCGGCATTGGTTTGAGCAATTATAACGCTCTTGACCAGTCAGGACCTATGGTTGGTTTCTTTACGACTGATAGACAGTTCCTTCTATTTAACCCTAGTGCGGGCGTACAGGTAATGTCCAGCCCAATCGGAGATCAATTACGGAAGAATACTAATGTTGCACCTACAGCATTTAACCCTAAGACAGCTTATGTTGCTTGGTATGTCAACGGCGAAGACATGGGATGGTTTCTTGCAGATGGCGCTAACGGTTGGTTTAGACTGATTAATAATCCAGCCCCTGATTTTGGTATGTCTTGGAGTCCGTTTTCAACGATTGTTGGTGGGGTTAAAGCTATCAAATCTGTTGAAGTTGCTCCGGGAATTCATAATCTGTTAACCGGGCCTACAGGTTCAGGAAGTATTCTTTATAGAAATCTTGATGCGTCTACAGATGGCGGATTAGGGTTGGCAAGCGGAAATAACTATCCAGCTTTTATGGTCTTTGGTTCTTATGTTCTTGCTCAACCGGGCCAAGTCGCACAGATTATGTTTATTACGACAGACTCTGTGGCTGTAGGCTCGCCTTTGATTTTAGGACTTCTTATTGATGAGGCTTTGCCTTATTTTACGGGAAGTTTTGAAATACTGAAAGACTGGACGAATGATCCTCCGGGATTACCGCCTAGTAAGTCAATTTATGGGCAAAGATTCTATCTTTCGGAGACTCAAGAACCCGCAGCTTGCAGACATGCTCAAATCATGGTGCAGTGGCCTCCCGAAAACGCTATTAATGAACTTCAGAGCTTCACAATTTACGGAAGTTTCGTCCAAGAAAGCTAATAATGCCTTCGATAAACGACGCACAACAAGCGGATTTAACAGGATATAAACCTGTTGATCCGCTTCCTGTTTTACCTGCGCTAGTAAAGAATACGCCTAGTTCTGACGTATTCAATCGTTGTCCGCTTCCTCCGTTCAATATCGATCCAGACACATTGCGTCAATTTGAAGTAACTGGAAGTGGCGTTCCGCAATTACGAGTTATCCCGCTTCCTATACAAACGGGCGGAACGAGTACAACAACTTTTGTAGGCAATTCTAGTTCTAGCTCTAGTTCTGGCGGTAGTTCAACTGTTGTTACACCGACAATTACTATTAAAAGCGCGATGTTTACGACAGGTGGAATTCCGGTCGGTAATTGGGTATTAGGAACGATTACTCTTTCACGGTCATTTCAGTTAGCTACTATATCCGTTAATAATCCTTGTGAAGTAAGACTTTATGGGTCGAGTTTAACTCAGACGATTGATTCATCTAGGCCAGTTGACGCCCCCGTCCCGGCAGAAATAACTCAAGGATTGATTGCAGATGTAATTTTTGATACTGCGCCGTTTACTTGGGGTTTTCAGAATACTGTTGGATGTAATCAGAGCGCCCCACAGACGACGACTGCTTTTATTACAGTTCTTAATTCAGGAAATACGGCACTTCCGGGCGTACAAGTCTCAGTTGCTTATGTACCGTTGGAAACTTAATGAATCGACAAGTCTACCCATCAAGTCTCTTTCCCCTTCGGGGAGACGTTAGCGCTGAAGCAGGCGCTACAATAGTTGAAGTAATCGGAATTGAAGGGTTTCCGATAAGTGGCCCGCCAACTGGACCAGACACGTTAATATTTAACACAACAACGAATACTTGGAATCCAACCCAATTAAATGCTTGTGTATTATGTAATGGCGTTCCTGTCTCTGGAGACTATGCTTTTTTCTCTAGAGGTATAGATTTAGCGTTTTTGACAGGCTGGACACACGGATTTGCCTATTTTGTATTTCAGAATGGCGTTGGTGTTCCCGGAACGGAGACAAGTAGATAAATGTCCATCAATTTTAGTACAACAAGTCCAGCGGCCCCGGCAGGAAACATCAATGTCACGCCACAAAACGATGGTGCGGGCAATCAATCATTTTACGTTCCTTCTAGCCCAACTATCAATACAGTTATAGATTTGACTGCTCAGAATGCTAACATTGGCTCTACATTAATTGTTTCTGCGCCTGCAACTGGACGATATAGAGTTTCAGGGTACGCAATTGTTACGACAGTTGCTAGTACTGGAGCAGCCACTTCGACATTGCCGAGTATTGTCATCGGTTGGACTGATCCTGATAATTCAACTTCTCAGACACTGACTTTGACCCCGACGAATTCTGGAAACGTTTTAACGACTTATCAGCAAGCAATTGGATTTATTAGCGCTAAGACAGCGACAAATATTAACTATTCGACTACAGGATATGCATCGAATACAGCAAGTCAGATGCAATATGCGCTTCATATTGTATTAGAAGTGGCTTAATATGATTACAAGTCGGCCCATCACCCCTGAAGATATAGAAATACTTCAGAAAGCATTAGATCAGAATGATTTTCATCCTGACCAGAAAACAGAATATTATACGAATGTCGGAGTAACAGACGTTTATGAAAATGAACAAGGGCCGATAGGTTTTCTACGATATACAAAAGCACTCCGACTTTGTACGGTTTGGACTAGTAATGCTGATCGGGAACGTAACGCGGCTTCGATTATTCAGGCTATTTTTGACGCGGTTCAGAAGGCCAGAGCGAATGGGTATTCTGAGATAATTTTTGAAACTACGTCGCCTAAACTTAGTCAGTTTTGCGCTGATAGACTTGGATTTGAAAAAGCCACTGGCGATACAATGGTTTTGTATGTAAAAGGATAGGGTAATTAATGCCACGTGAGAGAATCGAAAATAAGTGCCCTCAAGGGCATGAACTTACAGAAGAAAATTCCTTTTTCAATAATCATGGAAATAAATGTTGTAAGATATGTCGAAGAGTAGCAGTAACTAAATACAGAAATTCTGGAAAGGGTGAAACTGTATTTTTTAAAAGAGATTTAAAAAAATTAGGCTGGACTGTTGAATTGTTTGAAGCAACTAAGATTGCCCAAAATAATCTTTGTGCTATATGCAAACAATCGCATCCTTCAAATAAGAAAAGATTATCCGTAGATCACGACCACGACACAAATATGCCTAGAGGTCTACTGTGTTCTAATTGTAATGCTGGGTTAGGAATGTTTAAAGATAATTCCTACTTATTAGAATTAGCCGCGATATATTTAAGAAAGTATGGAAAGTAAATCATGTTTGTAACTACAAAGATAGTCTTTTCATCGACGTATGAAGTGCTAGAGCATGAAGGATACGAATATGAAGGTCCAGTTGCACGGTGTTGTGACGCATCGAAGCAGCAAACTGGCGCGGCAGCAACACAACAAAGTTTGATGAATCAAATGACAGGTCAAATGACTCAAGTCTTTGGCAACGATAATCAAGTATTTAATAATTTGATGGCGTCTGTTCAACAAACAGTGGCCGCTGGCCCCGGACAACAAGGGTTTAGTCAAGCTGAATTGAATGCTATGAATTCTCAGGCTATTACTAATAACGCCAATCAATATAAAAACGTCTCAGGCGCAGTTAAATCAGGAGAGGCAGCGCAAGGCGGCGGTAATAGTGTAAGTAATGCTGGAGCAACAATCGGATTGAATACGGGGATTGCGGAGCAAGCGGCTGCTAATACGGCGAATTCATTGAATCAGATTACGCAGGCGAATTATGCAACAGGCCGACAAAATTATCAAAATGCAGTAGCTACAGAACAAGGACTGACAAATTCATTTAATAATCTTTCCAGTCTAGAAAATTCTGCCCAAGCTGGAACAGAAGCAAATTATAAAAATCAGGCTGCAATCGGTAGTCAAAATCAATGGTTGACTAAAGATATTTCAAGTCTTGCAATGTCAGGAGTTAGCGCTATGGCAAGCGGCGGAGTAGACTCGTTAGGAACTTTAGCTAGTCAACAAGGTAGCGGAAATATTGGATGGTAGTGGAAATATTGGATTCTAAAGGCTATAATGGCAGACTCACCAGATACAGTAAGTAACATCCCCGACCCTACTGCGGGACAAGCAGGACAGAACAGCGATCAAAGTGTAGGTCAACAAGCCCAACAAGCAGCTAATCAAGTCTCCCCTCAACAACCCCAAGCTGGGGGTTCTGGGCCTACAGGACTACCAGCCGCTTCTGCGCCTCAAACGCCAGCGCCTCAGCAACAGCAACAGCAACAGCAACAACAGCCACAACAAGGTCAGCCGCCAAAGAAACAATCAGTCTTTAATAAAGTCCTTGAGATGGCTACAGGTGGGCCTGTTAGATATGACGAGCGCGTAAAAGATGCTAATGGTAATTATACTGGAGAAACAAAGCCTGTAGTTCAACATCGTTCATCTAAGGTCTTGGCAGCGGCCATCCTTGCGAATGCCGTTCAAGGATTTATTGCAGGCGCAGGTCAACAGGATTTTGCTAGCGCGAACCGAGCAGGAGCGGCAGTCGGAGCGGCAAACGCTCAAAAACCAAGTCAACAGGCACAGCAGAGAGATGATGTAGCTTATTCTAATCAGATCAATACAACGAAGCATAATCTAGAAGTTCATAAACTGATGCTTGATCTTAATAAGCAGCAAACCGATCAAATGCAAAATGTTGTCGATGATAATAAGCCAATTCTTGATTCGCTTGAAATGGCTCAAAAAGAATCTCCAAAACCTTTAATTTTGAAACAGAATATTACTGAAGATGAACTGACAAAATTGTTGTCTGATGGAACGGCGCATGTCACTCGGCAATCAGTATTTCCAGACGGAACTTCTGATGTTTATGACCAGTCGGGAAAACAAGTCTTTAATCCAGATGGAACGCCTAAGAAGACGTATACATATACAGTCTATGACCCTTCAGCGATGGTCGGTTTGACAGATGAATTGAAGCGGACAAATCCAGAATTAGTAAATGTTGCTTCCGGCCAACAGGTTCCGGTTCGAGTTTTAGCTAATCTTTGGCAGAAACGCGGACAAAGCATAGCCGCGCAAGGATATATTGACGACTTTCAAAAACGCCTTCAGACTATGACGGGCGATAAACAAGCGCCTATTAATTTCGTTGAAGCGACTAAGAAAGACCCTATTCTTAATGGAATGAAGCCCATTCTTGGAAAATACGCAGGTATGGACCCAGATAAAGCTTTAGACGCGATGAGAAAAGATAAAGTCGATCCTAACGTTATCGGAAGTTTCCAACGATTATTTAATATCAATGAAGGGGATTTAACCGAATCTCGGGCAGAAATGGAAAGACAGACCCGTAAAGATCAAGATATTCAACAGAAAAAGTTAGAATCTAATCTTACGCTTGAACGAGAAAAGAAATTAGTTGATTACAAGAAAAAAGCTGGTGTGGATGTAGATGATTCGGATACTCTGTCTAACGCTAAAAGTTTTCCGAATGAATGGGTAGACCCAAAGACGGGAATGCATTACAATCTTTCTAATCCTGTCTATAATGTGGTTGAAGGCGGGGAAGACCCGAGCCAAATGTCTAAGCGGGCAACTAAAGGGTCTTCAGAATATAATCGACTACTTCGCCAAGCAAATGACTATTCTTTTGCACGATATGGTAGACCTTTTGATGTGGCCCAAGCGAGCACTGATTATAAGTACGCGAATCAGAAGACTACTCAAGATACGATTAAACTTCTTCGGTCACTTACTGGCGATGACAATAAGAATATTGGTGGAACATTTAAGCAACTTGATGATCGCTTTAACGCTCTTGGAAATACGCAAATTCCGAAGGTTAATAATGTATTTCAATGGCTTGAAACAAATGCAGGCCAACCGGGAGTTCCGGCTTTTAATGCAACCCTTCTTGGTGTTGCCGACGAATACGGCAAAATTCTTGGCGGCGGTGTAGCAACTGACTCTTCTAGAAATGAAGCTAAAGAGATCATTAATCGGGCATTTAGCGAACAGCAAGGTAAAGCGGCACTTCAGGCGATTCGTGGTACGCTCGCTAATCGTCAAAATGCTATGGTTGGCGACAATCGTTATCTTGTAAAACAATTTGGTAAGATGAGTCAACCACCTGTTGTCCCACAAGGAAAAATTGGAGTCTATAAAAACGGGCAACTCATCGGATTTTCTGATGACACTAAAGGGACTAACTATCACGCATTCTAAGGAACATAATGGCTGAACCACAAGGTAATTCAATTGCTCAAGCCCCTCCAGCACAAGCAACGCCATCTCAACTTCCTGAGGGTGTTACTTTTGGCGATCCGGGGCAGAGTCAAGCGCCCAATAATACGCCCAATAATACCCAATCTTCGCCAATTCCTGAAGGTGTGACCTTTGGAGAACCCGGCCAAGAAAAGGGCGAGCAAAAAGATAATAATGACGTAAGTCATCATGGACTTCTTGCTCGGGCTTGGGATTGGGTTAATTCTCCGATAGCCGATAAAATTCTTCCTAAAGATATGAAAACAGCGGACTTAATCAAGGCGGCTGCTTTTGAGAAACTTTATGGACAAGCGTATATTCCCGGAGTTAACGACTTTGATACAATGGCGCAAGTTCATGAAAGTCAAGGTCCAGTTAAAAATTTCATTAGAACGTTAGTTGCTGGATCGGCCAAAGATGCGTCTAATATGGCCGCTGGTTTGACTTCTCCCGGCCAATTAGCGCTGCTTGCTACAGGCGCGGGAGAAGCAGGAGCGTTAGGCAAGGCAGCAGTCCCGGTTGCAAAGACTGTAGGTGCGCTAGCTGGCCCTGTAATTGCTGCAACAGGGGCAAGTCAGACATATCAGGCGGTTAAAGACGCTATTAAGAACGGACTGACGCCAGAGAATGTCCAACAAGGGCTGTCTGGTGCCGCAGCCATTGCTGGAGGCGCAGCAGGAGCCGCAAAGGGTTTACAAGGAGTAGGAGAAGCAGCTTTAAACAAACTTCGACCTACGACAGAAACGGTCGGTAATACTGAAGTTCCTGTACGTGGTGCAACGTTGACGAGTAAAGCAGCCCAAAGACTAGTTCCTGCTGAACGACTGGAAGCGTTGGCAAAAGAACAAACCGGACCAGCCGTAGCGAAAGGCATTGGCGAAACGGCTAAAGAAGCTGCTGGAACGCAAGCTGAAGTCACTCCAGATCAACATGACCGACTTGGCATCCGTGGTGTAGCTGATGAAGTAAAACAACGTTCTCAGAATACGTTTAAGAAATTAGATGAAGTCTCTGGGAATATGCTTTCTGAGGCTCAACAAATGGCTGAAGACTCTTCTGCTGACTATTCATCTGAAGGTCGGAAACAATATCGTCAGGCAATGGATTTACAAGATGCGATTTTCGACAATTATAAAGGTCATTCTGAACTTCAAGGAATGGATTTAGATAAGGCAAAGACGGACTGGCGACAACAAGTTGCATTACGCGACATCAGTAAGAAATTGACTTCTGCTACAGAGTCGGCTGAAACTCCTAATCAGGATTATCAGTTTAAGCAAGGAAAGCAATTGGCGGAATCTGTAGATTCCCTTGTCAAGAATGACAAAGACGTTCTTCAACGAGCCGGATTTACTGAAGACCATATTGACCAACTTCAAAAGTTTGGCCGAATTGTTAGAGAACAAGCTAGTATCCCTAGATTCAATAACTTCACTAAAGGAGCGACTAGACTTCTTGCTTCTGGTTTAGGTTGGCACGAAGGCGGATTTGCTGGTATGCTAGGCGCAAATGTGGCCGAAGGAGCTATAGAACATGCCGGAAGTTGGATGTTTGATAAATTGCTAGGAAAAGTCTTGACAACGCCAGCCGCTCTTGATACACTAAATACTGGTTTGACAAGCGGAATCGCGCCTAAACAATTGACTGAACAACTGAAGTCTAAGATTAACGAATCAGACCCAGATTGGGCCGGGAAGATGGGCGAAACTTTGTCTAATCTCTGGCACGATGAATCTGGAGAATTAACGATTCCACAAGCTGTGCCAAAAGGCCCACAAACAGCTTACGAATACGATCCTACGGGAGAGAAATTCGGGAATATGCAACACAGGATTACAACTACCGCGAACGGCGAAAAGATCGGAGAACTTGCCGCTCAAGACACCGCTCCGGGAGTTGTGACTGTCCGGTCAAATCAGATTTATAATGAGGCTTTTAAAGGTAAGGGCTACGGTAAATCCCATTTGATGCAGTTGTTTAAGAATGCATCTGAATCAGGGGCTAAGTCGGTTAATTCTGATATTTCTACGACAGGCGCGGCGCAAAATGTCTGGAATTCGTTAGAGAAACGGTTTCCAGATGCAGTGACAAAGAAAGTCTACGCTGACGGAAAACCACAATGGACGGTCAATCTTAAGACGTTGAAAGACCGACTTGATTTCGAGGGTCTTGATTATACAAATTTAGAACGACGCGGGCAACAAAGAACGGCACCTTTGAATGCAACGGAGTTGGAATCTGCAATCAAATCTCGAAAACCGTTCCAGAATCCATTCGATCAGACCCAAGGAGCGCAAGAGACAATTAATCGAGATAAAGCAATGCCTGCATATCCGGGCCGCTAAAGTATTGATTATAAAGCGTAAATGAGACTTGACAAGAATTATAGTGTTTGTTAATATTAAAGATGAGAGATGAACCTATAAGATTGTAGCGCGTTGACTAGGAGTCCCGGCAGGGTATAAAGGTAACTTGAGAAGTTGCGTTCTCAGCCCTACAATCATATCTTTCTTTGGAGGAGAATTGTTAACAACCGATCAATTCATTAAGGGCAAAATCGTTGAGATTTCTTGGCGTTTCGGAAGCTCTTATTCGGGCGGACATCTTGCGGGACAGATGGTAATGAATGTCCTAGCGAATCGATTTCGTTGTGGATGGGGGTCATATTTATCTATTTTAGAGAATGTTCCTAACTTTATGGCCGAGAATGAAATTCCGTCGTTTAAACTTACGTCTGCTTGGGAGCCGAGCTTTACTAAACTTCTTCATGCCATTGAAGGTTGTTATGCCGGATCAACTCAGGATTTGACTAAAGGGGCGCTCTATTTTGGAGATTTGAATAACATCCAAAGAGCGTGGTTTAAGACAAAAATTATTGACGCAAATAATCCTGATACGGGATTGAGACAACACCCCATTGTCGCTAACATGAATTCGTTGTCGTTTTTTAAGTAGGAGGAATTTTGGCTCTAGATTTAGCAGCAATTGAAGAAAAAGCGCTATTCCGTAGACTTGACGAAATTGTCGAAATGCAAGATCGGGCCATTTCTGCGTTGAAGAATGCTTTAGAAGCGACTCAACAGGCATTAAACGTACTTGAACGTAATCGGATGGAACAGGGATATCAGCAGAAACTCGCGTGGCAGCAACAATATCAGCCTCTTATACAGAAGATGCCTTATTATTGAGTCAGTCGTTTTCATCAGCGGCTGCTTATGGGGTATCGAATAATCTTTTAACTGACATACCTATTATGATAGATTGGAATATAAAGAAAGATTATAATGCTGGCCAAACTGATAGCAGTATTTAAGCCATTAGGCGGACATTTTAAAGAAGCGCTATCAGAGAACGGACGCGGTTCTTTTTCTCGATATGCTTGCGCTTTCATTATTATCAATTCCGTAGCTTGGGTTTGGTATATGTTATTGAAAACGCATGGCTTACCTGATATGACGAGTATGTCTTATTTTGTTCCAGCAACTCTTGGTACATTGTATGGTGCTAACCAGATCAAAAACGTCGTTGGCGCTTGGAAAGGAAATCCAGATCAAGACGACAAGGATAAGACAATTGTAAAAATTGAAAATAACGCTTGACAGAAATAATAGCTTTTGTTAATATAAGAATGTGCTGGATTTTCTATAAAAGCCGTACAACACTACGGTTGAGCAGCACCAATATTTAAGAGAAGGAGCCTAATGTCTGTTACGAAAGCCGAATTAATAGCAAATCTTCAAGACGCAGCAAAGAAGACCGAAGTAGTCACTAGAGACTTTTATCGTGGACTTTATGGGCCAGATAAGACTTGGCAAAAGCATTTTTCCACATTTGAAGATTTTTGTTCGGCTGCAAATGTTAATCAGCCTTCCCCTGTGAGTGAAATTAACGGTAGTTCTTGGAATGTTTTTATACCAAGTACAACATTATGTACGGCAGATGATGTAATCAAATATTGTAAGGTTGATCTTTCAGTTTGGGAACTTGACCGTTTTCGGGCAAAAGATGTTTCTAAAGATGGAGAACTGAAGTTCCAGATTTCAGCGTTCTTTCATAAGCGTAAAAATATTTTAGCGATTCAGAAAGAGATTCAAGCATTAAAGAATTTGGCTGAAAGTCAATCTATCGAACCTGATGAAGAATATGATTATTCGTCCAACTCAAGCAACATGCTTGAGGTTAATATTCCTGATGTTCACTTCGGCAAGTTAGCTTGGCCAGATGAGACGGGATATGAGCCTTACGACATTAAGATTGCTTCAGCGATGTATCAGCGGGCCGTTCGAGCGCTTATTGACCGGACTAAAGGAACGAAGTACGAACAAGTTCTTTATGTCATAGGGAATGACATGCTAAACGCTGACGATCTTGAAGGGCGAACGACATCAGGAACGCAAGTTACAAACGACGCTCGATATCATAAAGTCTTTAGTGTAGTCAGAACTACGGTAATTTGGGCCATAGAAGAATTGAGAAAGATTGCTCCAGTTAAAGTCGTAGTCGTGAGTGGAAACCACGACGTTTTGAGCAGTTGGCACGTTGGTGACTCTATTCAGTGTTATTTCCATGCCTATAAGGATGTAATCGTTGATAATAGTCCTAGACAACGTAAATATCATGAATTCGGCAATGTCCTTCTGGGATTTACTCATGGCGACAAGGGAACATTAGATGACTACCCGCTTTTGATGGCGACGGAGCAGTCCGTTGCATTTGGTCGCACTAAATTCCGGGAAATGCATACAGGTCATTTGCACAAAACTAAGTTAGACGAAAAGCATGGAGTTCGGGTTAGAATATTGCCTGCTTTGACCCCCGCTGACGATTGGCACTCCGAAAACACTTATGTGGGCAACTTACGTAATGCAGAAGCTTATACTTGGAATAAGCGCGAAGGTTTAACAAGCATAACTATTTTTAATGATAATTCTCAAAGCCCCTTAATTAGTGAGGTTGTATTAAAGTGAGAGTTTTTAAAACTCATTGTAATCGAGGGCATGAAAGAACACTTGACAATCTGTATGAAAATGGAACTTGTAAAAAATGTGCTTGTTTGCGACAGCCAGAGAAAATTGCACGCATTCTAGCAAAACAAAAGGCAAATCCAGAAGCGCACGCTAAGCGAGTCAATGATTGGGCGAAAACAGAAAGTGGTCGGCGTAGTGTACGAAGTACACAGCTAAAGTATAAATATGGATTAACATTAGACGGATACGAGAAATTGCTAAATGGTCAGATGCGTCAATTGCTGTGTGTCGATTGTAATTTCGGTCTTGGTCAGTTTAAGGATAGTATAGAGATTTTAAAGAAAGCGGTTGACTATTTAGCTAAACATCAATTACAATAAATTAATTTCTGAGGAGGAATTATGAACGAGAACGACGAGAATCTACCAGAACATGCAATTAAACTCGACGGGACTATGGGAATCGGGGAAACATCCCTTTTGACCATAATTGTTAAGAATGAGCTTGAGGGCGGAAATACAGAAACAACTTATCAATTTCCGTTTGCTCTTGTTAACTTCAATTCGCTTAATGTCGCCTTGGCTTATAAATTTATTATGGGTTATAGGATTGAGCGCCAAGACAAGGTGTCTCAATGAAAGTCTATTTAGCGGCGAGTTTTAGTCGCAAGAATGAGATTGTCGATAAGTCAAAACAATTGTCAGATATCGGAATTGGTGTTACTTCAACTTGGCCTTGGGAAGAGGCTGCGCCGAATTCATCTTTAGCTGATGTTGGTGATGAATATCTTATTTTTAATGGACTTAAAGATATCGCTGACATCGACGCAGCTGATGGAGTGATTTTATTTACACAGGACCCTACAACTTCATTCTTACGAGGCGGGCGAATGCATGAATTCGGGTATGCTCACGGTAAAGGTAAACGTCTAATTGTTTGCGGACCAAAAGAGAATATTTTTCATTATCTTCCATGTGTAGAGATGTTTTCTACGTGGGAAGAATTGTTAGAGTATTTTGTTACACAATAATTAGGAGGATTGGTGTCAGACCCGAAGCTTGGCATTGGCGGCGCTCCTACTCGTGCAACTACGCTTCCCGAAGAAGCGAAAGAGCGGAAACAATATCCGGTCGCATCTGGCGTACTTGATTATTTCCCAGACGCGCTAGTTGCCATTTCTCATATTTCTTATATTGGCAATGAACAACACAATCCCGGCCAACCTTTACATTGGTCACGTGGAAAATCTTCTGATGAATCTGATACTATGTTACGCCATTTTTTACAACGCGGAACATTAGATACAGATGGTGTCCGTCATTCAGCAAAAATGGCTTGGCGAGCACTTGCACTGCTACAAAAAGAAATCGAAGCAGAATCTACAAAGATTTCGGGCTAGCCTAGGTCCGCCCGAAAGAGCGTCCGGCAGCGTGGATCATTCCGCTTGTTCCGCTCATATCCGAGTACAGGCCGGGACTACTCGGTTTACATTGGAGATACATGATTATTGCACTTGCTGGCACATATACACTATACGAGACGATTAAGTTTTGGTTGCCGTTAGTAACCGTAGGCGGCATTGTCATAAAAGCCTATCTTTCTGCCAAGAAAGGAATTGGCGAATGGGCGCATTCTTTACTTACAAATCACCTTTCACATATTGAACAAGCCACAGTAAGTACAAAAGAAGAGACTGTACGCACGAATCAAATTCTGGCCGACTCGGGCAAACATTACGAAACAGTCGTAAATAAACTTGATACGGCGTTTGAGACGATTAACGCGCATCAAGAACGGCAAATGGCCGTTTGGGACGGAGTAACTAAGACGCTAGCCATTCTTGAAGATCGATCTAATCGGCCACGTATCCGGGCAAGGAAAGCATAAATGCAAAGATCAAAAGTAAAGATTGAATCGAATAACGATCAAGTTCATACTCAGCTTCAAGGAATGGCAACGAAGGAACACGATACGATTGTATCTCGTACAACGGGTCGGACGCATGAGATACAATTAGGCCCGCAAGGAGGCGGTAAGGTTCCAAAGAATCCATTTGCTTCGTTGGCCCAAGCTGGCTATATGCATAGCCATCCCGAGATTCTTGGAAAGGCAGGATTGAAAGAATGGGATGCCGCAACAAAGGGAAAGCATCTGCCTAAACATGTAAAGGGGAAGTAATGGCCGACGACATTGTACTTGGGGCAAAACAATTCCCTAATCCAAACAACATAAAACCAAAGTGGGATACCGAGCCTAGATCGGTAGATGAACCCGTAGGCGCAAAGATGAGTATTGAAAATGCGCCAGCTGACCCAGAAAAAGCTAATGGGCTTCTTCCGAAAGAACATCCCTTAGAGGAACATTTTAGAAAACCCTCTGGAGTGCGACATCCGCTCGGGCAAGGCGTTCCAAAGAATCATCCAGCAATAAAAATTTCAAACAATTAAGATTTTGTTTCACGCTGAACAGAGGGGCCTTCGGGCGCAGCGTCAGCTAGTAATGCTCTGGTCCGAGCTAGCTTGGAGTAGTATGTTTAATTTTCTTCGTAGAACTTCGCTTTATATCGTTGCAATTCCTCTACTATTTACATTTTTAGGCGCTGCATCCAATCAATTAGTATTAATAGCTAATCATGATACGTTTCCTGTCATGGTTAATTCGACTAAACTTGCTGCATTTCAAGCAGGTAACTCGGGAGATGGGCCACTTCTTGCTCCGGGAATGCTTGACGACACACACTGTATCATGACTAAAGATACCCATCTTAACTTCCTTGCTGATATTTTTGATTTTGAAGACGGTGTTTATAGTATTGGCGACCTTAGTAGTGAATTAGGTGCAGCAATTTGGCCGTATTCAATTTTTATTTGGGCTTTTGCAGTAATTCGTAAATTACAAGGATAAACAGGAGTAATATGTCATTAATTCAATTAGGTGCGGGTAATACACCTATACAAACATTTGTGAGTTGGAAAGACCCAGATGGTGATCCACTTATCTCTATTAATAGAGATGGAACTGTTACGACTCAGGGTGTAACTTATGGTGATGGAACTAAACAGACGACAGCTTCGTCTGGCGGAGGCTCGCCTAATTTGACAGCGTTGGCAGGTTTCTGGACGCCTGTTGGAGATACGGGCATTCTTCCTTTATTTGGTTCGCCTTCGGCTGCTGCAACTATTACTTTAACCACTATGGGCATTAGTACTGCGGGTACGGTTTATTGTTTTATGTTTGAAACTACTCAAAGTCGTACAATCGGTCATGTTGTTCTTGGAGTTGATAACTCTCAAGCCGCTACCCATATCAATGTAGGAATTGCTAATTCGTCTGGCACATTACTCTTCGACGCAGGGGCAATTTCTACAGCATCTCCAGTCGTTGTTAGTACATCGTTGACTTCTTCTATCATTCTCCCTGCTGGAGTTTATTATTTACTATTATCGCCGGATACTAGTAGTGAAACAGTAAAATTGACTCAATCATTTTTTGGATTTTCTACACAAGGATTGACTATGCAGACTATGCTTAATACTAATGCAAATCGCATAGGAATTGCAGCTAACGTTTGTAGCGGTTCTGGAGCAACCCAAGCGCTACCTTCGACATTAGGGGTCATTACAGCAAACAATACGCTTGGCAATGCAGGAACTGGTACGGCGGCACTTCCAATGATATTTTTTGAGCCATAATTGATTTAGGAGGAGTATGTTACAAATTAGCAATTACATAAAATCGCATGAAAAGTTATTGATATTTATTCTCGCTTTTGTTCTTATCTATTTAGCAATTGGTCAAATTGAGGCTATAATCGCTAAACATGACAAGGCTAATTTGACGGCTCAACAAGCAGTTCTTCAGTCTCAAGTTGAGAAAAATAACGCGCTAGCCATACAAGTACAGCAACAAACGGCCCTTTATCAAGCTCTTGCAGACAAAGTAAGTCAACAGAACACAGCCCTAGAACAAGCGAATATCGCTCTTGTCTCTGCTTTGACGAAACAACAGAAGACAGATTCGACAATGACGCCTTCGGAGTTGACCCAACGTTGGCGTGATCTTGTTCCGATGGCTAGCCCTTCGCTTACAGCGAATGGCGTAACGTTAGATGATGCAAGCGCGGTCGCAACAGTTCAGCAGCTTGAACTTATCCCGGTACAACAACAAGAAATTACATCTCTACAGACTGAATTAAAGGGCGACCATGATGTAATTTCCGCAGCAAATGCGGAAATCAGCACACAAAAGTTGCGTATAGACGGGTTAAACTTACAGATTATAGATGAAACAAAAGTATGTTCTGCCCAAGTTGCTACAGTTAAAGCGGAAGCCGCCAAAAGTAAACGGCGTTGGTTTATAGCAGGTTTCACGGCGGGTTTTGTTGTCAAAGTCGCTTCAAAAATATTAGGAAAATTTTAAAGGAGATTATTTTGCCCGAAGGACTCGTAAGAAGCGGGGACTATCGTTCTGGAACGCCCATCGTTATACCACACCAATACGGTACTCCAGTCAATGTTCCTGAACCGCAAGGAAACGTCAATCCACAGTCGAATACGACACTGAATTCAAATCCTGTGACTTGGACACCCACCCCTTCACATTTCGGAGATGGTGTAGGATTTAGCCTTCAAGCAGTTCCGCCTATTATCATAGTTGCCCGAAGTACGACAGGTAATACAGCGATTAATGTAACAGAGTTAGGCGGATTTTCTGGAAGTGTGACATTGACATATTCTGGTGCTCCAACAGGAACGACAGTCGCTTTTGCGCCGCCTTCTACAAGTACAACATCAACAGCTACGGCTACCGTAGGGGCGGGTACAGTTGTAGGTAAATATACGATTACAGTTACTGGAACTTCAGGAACAGAAGTTGAGAATACGAATATTCATCTTGTTGTAATTTAGGAGGAGATATGTGGATTTTTGAAAGTTCAACTGGTAAATTATACGATCCATTAGGCAATATTGCCGGGAATGGATATGCAGGCGGAGATTGCGGTCTTCATCCTGAAGGAATTAATAATCCAAATTTACAAGATCAACATAATATAGGCCCAACTCCTGAAGGGTTGTATACAATAGGAACGCCCGTTGAAGGTACACATCTCGGCCCCTTTGCGATGCCATTGACTCCTGATGCTAATAATAACATGTTTGGACGGTCGGGCTTTTATATGCATGGAGATACTAACCCAAGCGGCCATGCTTCAGACGGTTGTATTATTATGCCTAGAACAGTGCGTAATGCAGTTTGGGCAAGTTCAGATCATAGATTACAAGTTATTGCGGTCAAATCTTAGGAGGATTGTGTTAATTATATTGTGTACACTAGCGAATGTCATTTTATTGGCCGGATCAATACAAACTTATCGTGTTGTGCGAAATCAAGTAAAAACGGCTGAAGCTCACGCTAATAATTCAGCTAATGCCGCAGACGCTGCGAATAGTCATGCTTATTATGCTCAAGAACAAGCAGTTCAAGCCGAGGAGTACAGTAAAGAAACACAACACTTTGCTGGTGTTCGGTTAGTCGCGCCTACAAATTTTTCTGGCGAAGGAAGTAATATCGGAAAGAAGCGTTAATGAATACAAGCCCACGTCAACAATATCCCGGAAGTACCGAAGCAAGTTGGCATCCTGTGACACTAACAGCGGGTACGAACCTTGGCATATCCGGGCTACCGACTTATCAGGTCAAAGTCTATGCCATCGTTCTTTCAGCCGCAGCCTCAGTAAATATCACACTCCTTGACGGCGCAAATCCGTTTACCGGAGCAATGCCAACGACCGCATTCGCTTTTGATACAGAAGACAAACCTTTCATCTGTTCGGTCGGCAATAATTTTAATATTCAATCTACAGGAAATGCAGCAGGGGCGATTTTTGCGAGCATTAATTAGGGAGTCATTTTGAGTTATATTCAAAATAGCGTGAGTGGCAGCAGTGGAACGGTCACCAGTGTAACGTTTACAGGAGACGGAGTTGTTCTTTCTTCTACGCCTAGCGCTCCGGTTACTACTTCAGGAACGTTAACCGCGACTCTTAATACACAGACTGCCAATACCGTTCTTGCTGGACCTACTTCTGGCGGTGCAGTTACGCCTACCTTTCGCACTTTAGTAGCTGCTGATCTTCCCGTAGGAACCGGAACTGTTACATCGTTTAGCGCAGGTAACCTTTCTCCTTTATTTACTACATCTGTAGCTACTCCTACAACTACACCTGCTTTGAGTTTTGCACTAACTAACGCAGGAGGTGGAACTGTCTTTGGCAACAATACCGCCTCAGCAGGAGCGCCAAGCTACACAATTGCTCCCGTTCTAGGAATCCCCGGTACTTCTACAGGGTCTATCGCCATCGCTAGTTCTACTGCTTCGGGCAAGTTTACATTAACCGCCCCGGCAAATGCCGCCACTCCAACTCTAACTCTACCAACAACGAGTAACGTCCTTGCAGGTCAATTTGCTGGAGACGGCACTGTTCTTAGTGCAACTCTTGCTGTAGCATCTGCCGCAGGTACAGTAACCGCCTCTCTTGCTAACGCAGGCGGAGGGACGGTCCTTGGAAATAATACTACTGGATCAACAACTCCGACTTATTCTATTGCGCCAGTCTTAGGAATTCCCGGAACGTCAACTGGAACAATTGCCCTTGCTAGTTCGACAGCCTCTGGTAAATTTACATTGACTGCGCCTGCTAGCGCAGCTACGCCTACTCTAACACTACCAACCACGACTAATGTTCTTGCAGGACAATTAGCAGGCGATGGAACAGTCTTCAGCGCATCTCTTGTAACCGCTTCCGCAGCAGGAACGATTACACTTCCAACTCCACAAAATCAGACGGCCAATACTTTCTTTGCAGGGCCTACTTCTGGAGGGGCCGCTGCACCTACATTCCGGGCAATAGTAAATGCTGACATTCCGTCTGGAACGGTGTTGTGGAATCAAATCGGCTCAGCTACTGGAAATCTTAGTCTTTCTAATGCTGGAAATACGACGACATTTAATCAAACATCAGCCGTAGCATGGCTATGGTCGAATACAACAGCCGCAGTCTCTGGAACGGCTCAGTCTTCTCCCTTACTTGAATTAGCAGGGCAAGTATTTTCAGGCATAGGTTCAAACACAAGCACTTGGACTGTGCAAAATGTATGTTCTAATAGCACAACAATTGAAGGCACTAGCGAATTAGTTTTTTTACAAACAAATTCTGGTAGTTTGCAACAGTCGTGGGCTTTAGACGTACAACAAGTCGCCTTCGGAAATGGAAGTACTGGTGGCCCTTTTGTGGGCGGAGGTTTTGGTTTTAGTGGGACCAAAGCGACAGGTTCTAGTTACCCAGATATGATCGTTGGAGAAGGGTCTGGTAATTTTTCATTAGTACCGTCTTCTTCTACTTCTGTAAACGTCGGTTCTACCTTAAATTTTTATAGTAATGCAGCCACCACTACTAATTCTAAAACTTGGGTTATTACATCTGGCCAAAATAATGCTACTGGAAACGTAAATTTCACCGTACAACCTTCTCAAAATATAAATGGTAATATAATAACGTTAGCTTGCGCAAATGGAACTTACAGCGCTAAACCCGGAATTACTTTAGGAGGTAATGGCGGAGGCAATTCTAAGAATTTCGCCGCGACTAGCGGGGTTAATCAAATTGCTGTTTCAGTCGGAGGTATTTCAGGCGCAGGCGCAGTTACTTTTAATCCTGCTTCTGGTACAGCTACGTTTACAGCTTTTGCAGTTCAACCTGTCATTAATCAAACTAGTACAGCTTCAGGAAGTTATACAGGAATTCTTCTTTCTGTTACAGAAACTTCTCTTAAAGGG